CAGATGTATCTATAGAAGTTAATGAAGAACAACTTGAAAACATATTACTTGCATTAGTGACTTTAGTAAAAGCAGATGTATCTATAGAAGTTAGTGAAGAACAACTTGAAAACATATTACTTGCATTAGTGACTTTACCAAATACAGAAGTGTCTACAGATGTTAATGATGTGCACCCAGAGAACATTTTAGATGCATAAGCAACATTGGTAAATCCAGATGTATCTATAGAAGTTAGTGAAGAACAATTCTGAAACAGTTCAGAAGCTATGTCAATATTGGTAAATAAGGAAAGATTGTAAATAGATGTTAATGAGGAGCAATCTCGAAACATTCCTGTTGCGTTTTTTACCTTATTTTTTGAGGGACTCATAGCAAAAGCTACATATCTTAAATTTTCACAACCTGAAAATATATTGGATATATATTCAATAGGATTTGTAAAAGGTACATCAATACTTTCTAAAGATTTACAGTTAAAAAACATAGAACTAGCGTCTTTTACGTATGGTAAAGAATAATTTATATTAATTGAGTTTAATGATGAGCAACCATAAAACATAGAGTTTACATTGGTAACACTATCTAAATTGTGCAGTTTAGACATTTTTACAGATACTAAAGATGTGCAGTTTTTAAACATATCAGACATATCTGTGATAATTTCTGAAAAATCAAAAGATATTATCGACAGATATTTGGAATCACTATTAATACTAAATTTTGCATTATTAGGAATGTTAGTAATTTTTACTGGACAAGAATTATTACTTGGGTATTCTGCAGTTAAATTATTATACCAAGTTGTAAAATTACTATAAGTAACACTTACTAAAAATTTCATATCTGAAACTTTAGTAGGTAAATTAGAGTCTGTTGCAATTGTTTTTAATATATTTTTCGCCGTATTAACATCAGATGTTTCAATTGTATTTAAGGCAGTGCAGTTTTTAAACATATCTTTCCAATATTCGCTTGATTGTTTTGATAATGTTAAAAATGATGCTAAATCAATATTATTTAATTTAGAACAATCTTCAAACATACTTTTTGCATTAGTAACATTTGCAAAATTAGGATTATCTATTGTTGTCAATGCTGTACATCTGCTAAACATACCCTCTGCAAAAGTAACATTACCAAAAGAAGATGTGTCTATAGAAGTTAATGAAGAACAACCATAAAACATATAATATGCAAAAGTAACATTACCAAAAGAAGATGTGCCTATAGAAGTTAATGAAGAACAACCATTAAACATACTACTTGCAGAAGTAACATTACCAAAAGAAGATGTGTCTATAGAAGTTAATGAAGAACAATCATAAAACATATAATATGCATCGGTAACATTACCAAAAGAAGATGTGTCTATAGAAGTTAATGAAGAACAACCATAAAACATATAATATGCATCGGTAACATTACCAAAAGAAGATGTGCCTATAGAAGTTAATGAAGAACAATCATAAAACATACTACTTGCAAAAGTAACATTACCAAAAGAAGATGTGTCTATAGAAGTTAATTTACAACTGCTAAACATACTACTTGCATTAGTAACATTACCAAAAGAAGATGTGTTTATAGAAGTTAATTTACAACTGCTAAACATACTTTTTGCATTAGTAACATTTGCAAAATTAGGATTATCTATTGTTGTCAATGCTGTACATCCGCAAAACATACCCTCTGCATCGGTAACATTACCAAAAGAAGATGTGCCTATAGAAGTTAATGAAGAACAATCATAAAACATATAATATGCATTAGTAACATTACCAAAAGAAGATGTGTCTATAGAAGTTAATGAAGAACAACCATAAAACATATAATATGCAAAAGTAACATTACCAAAAGAAGATGTGTCTATAGAAGTTAATGAAGAACAATCATAAAACATACTACTTGCTTTTGTTATAGTTTCAGAAGAAGTTAAAGATATTATTGATAAATATTTATTATCTTTATTAATAGTGAACTTTGCATTATTAGGTGTATTTATAACTTTAACCTTACAAGGATTACTCTCGTCATAAGAAGCTTCTAACTCACTATACCAAGTATCAAACTCGCTATAATCAACTGTATAAACATCACCATTCAATGTAGCCATTATTTCTGCTCCTTAAATACTAATGGGTCTGTAATTCCCCAAAGGTTTGCTTTACTTATTAATGTTTCGATGTAAGAATTAGTTCCGTCAACCTTGTATTTATCACCCATAACTTCAACTGTATCAGAGCGAGTAAAACAACCGATTTCACAATCATCGCTTACATCTTTCTCAATGTACCCTACAATATCAGATTGATTAAGTTCGATTACTGAGTTAGAAACAGGAGATTTATTATTATCATCTGTTCTTTCAAAGTAAGCGTTACTGAATACTAACTCACCAGCGTTTCCACCGTTTGAGTCTTTAGTCAGATTAGCTTCATCATCAAAGTGATAAAGGATATCATTCTCTGGGTCAGGAATCTTAACTCGTCTTTCTGCAAGTGCTTTATCATTATTAGTGATAAACATATTACCTGCAGCGTCAAGTTGCATACGACCTACAACTTCGTATTCACCTGCTTCGTCAAGTTTTTCGATTACAATACCAGTTGAAGTTAATTTTAATCGTTTTGACTTATCGTTGTTGTCATATACAACTGTATTACCAGTAAAATCGTTTCCGTCAGATTTAACAGTAAAGTTACCAACCTTAAATTCAATTGTGTAACTTTTTGGATTGTAATTCTCGTCAAGTTCAATCTGACCGTCTGCGTCTTTCTTTGGTTTTACAATGATATATTCATCTTCTCCACCAACTCTAAATTCACCTTTATAAACGTTTCTTGATAAACCTGTTACTGAAGAATAGAGGTTAGTTAAAGCCCAGTAGTTTCCGTTATTCTTTGAATTATCAAAGTCACCAAAACCACCTTCTTTAATCAATCCGACATTTGCAGTAATTGCAGAAAGAGCTTCTACATAAGCGTTCTTTGTATGAGAGTTACCGTAAACTACATCAACAATCGAAGTTGCCTGAGCAATTACAGTGATATATTTTTTACCGTCTACTGAGAGATAAGTTTCATTACTTACTCCGTTTGTAACAATAACTTCAAAGGCATACTGAGTATCAGCGATTGTGCTGTCACTCTGTCCAGTGAGAGCCATAGTTTCACTAAATGTAACGTCAGTCCAGAAATAATCTTCAGAAGAAAGTTTATATCCAAGTTCATCAGAGAAGATTACTTTATCCTGTCCTTCTTCATTTACAGAAACGTAAGGAATGTAATTTACATTAGGTTTATAGAATAAGAGGTTTCCACTTTCATCTTTATCAATATCTGTTTTACAAACCCTGATACCGTATTTAACGTTTCCATAAACATTATCTTTACTCTGAGAGAATACCATTGAGATAACTCGACCAGACACTCGTACATCTACAACAGGCTTAGTTACTTTCCAAGTTCCATAAGAAGAAAGATTGAGTTTCTGCTTATCAGTTGTAGGAGCAGGATTTTCTTCATTATTCAAGAACGATTCGTAGTATCCTTCAACTCTCCAAGATTCAAGTTCGTCTTTTTCTAAATACTCATTATTATCTGGATTTTCAGAATTTCTTACGAAATTATAAACTGGTTCTTTTAATAGAACACCTTCTTCTGTTCCTTTATATAACTTAATACGAGTTACAAAAGGTGCTGCGTAGTAATAAGTTGGGTCTAATGATTCAACTGGAAGGGTGAATTCAATCTTATCTGCAGAAGCAACTGCTTTAACAGAAGTCATTTTAGGGGTGAGCCAAGTTCCATATCCTGATGTAGTAATAGCAGACTCGACTCTGCTTCCCTTTTCTTTTCCATCAGCTGATACATAACGAGCACCAGCAACCCATGTTCTTAAATCTGATATCTCAGGGTATTCTTTTAAATTACGATTAAAGAAATACTCTTTCTTGTTTAATACAGACCAGTCTGTATTTCCTTTTTTAATTGAGTATTCAACTGTGAATGGTCCTCTATAATAAACAGAAGAATCATAAGGTTGCTCTGTGACATTTATAGTAATATTATCTCTGTAAGCATTTGCTGTTAATGAACAATCTGGAATTAACCAAGTTCCGTATTTACTTGTGTTAATTTTACATTCCTTAAATTGTGGAGATTTTAAACCAAATACACTTACGCCTTTCGCTCTTACCTTCCAAGTGCTGAATGCTGCTTTTTCAGGATAGCCAACATCGTCTCTATTAAATTCATAAGAGAATGTTGTATCAACAAGCATTTCTTCTGACCAGTTTTCTCCATCGTCCATAGAAACCTGAACGATAAGTTTATCAAGAGAGTCTGCTTTCTCTTGAGAATCAATAAACCCATTAATTGTAAGTCCATCTTTAGTTGCATAAGCAGTAAGTGTGGTTAATGTTAAAGGAGGTTCAGATTGGTCGAACTCTTCGAATCTGAGATCCATTGTCATTAACATATCACTTTCGATTTCGTGTAAATCGGCAGGAGTTACTTCAGTATTAAATTGGACAGATTCACCTCTATCTCTTGTCATTTTAGGTTCAAAGATAGGTAAATCTCCACCTGCTGTATAAAGTCCTGGAGTGTAAGGAACTAATGTTAAATCAAACTGGTCTTTATCTTTTGGTTTGATATTCATCAAAGTTGCTTTAATAAAATCTGTGCTGATATCACCAAAAGAAACCAAGTTTCCAACTGATGGCTGGAACATTCTGAATTCACTGTTTATATTGCTTTCATCAGATAATTCTGTAGATTTCGCAATTGGGAATTCGAAAATAATAACGTTTGTAAGACCAATGGTAGGCTTTAAGAATATACCAGAAAAGTCTTCGATTAAGTTACCACTTTGTAGTAATTGATTTCTAAAGTCGCCCCAGATTAAATCATCACATTCAATTCCATCTGGTTTACAGAGACGCTGTGTAACACATCTTGATGCACCATATTTTTCAGGCTGAACAACAGTAACACCCTGAACAGATAATCCGAAGTTGTCGCTAGTATCGTCTGTTTCAACTTTACCAGTATACTTATAAGGTTCGTCAGTGATGAATCCATAGATATAATCATTTGATTCAAGTAGAGTTTGAATACGACCACCTTTATCAGTACCAACTAAAAGAGAATCATCCTGTAAAAGAACTGTGTCGCCTAAGGCTAAAGCGTATCCTAACGGACCTACTGTTCTATTATAAGTCTCGAGCTGATATTTCTGAGCAGCAAGGTTATATCTTCCTAAGTGATACAACTGATTTCTGTCTGTAACAAACTCAAGCGTAGAGTTAGTCATTTTAGCTGATGGATTCTGCCAGTCTTCTCCATCGTCCATTACATATAAATCATTCTGAAGGTAATTATCAGATTCATCGACAAACTTGTACTGAAGACCTGCAATTTTATCTGCAAACAACTTAGAGTTGGAACGAGAAATTACGTTTCTCTGGTTTAATAATGCAACAGGGTAAGGATTAGGTTTGCCGATTAATGGCGAGTATTTATTGTCTTCATTTCTTACTAAAGATGCTCTACCAGTAAGCATAACCTTAGTCATAAACTGTTCGAGTTTTTGTTCATTATTAATAACACCATTACAACGGAATGTAAAATGCTTTAAGCCATCAGATAATTCACATAACGGTTTTGTGTTGTTTTTATCGGAGTGCTGTTCGATGACATCAAGAATATAAGATGTATATAAATCTGGGTCTAAATTATCATATAAACAAAGTGCCTTTATATAATCTTCTTTTACCCCACTTCTTAAAGCATTTATAGGAGATTTAGAAATTATATTTAATATTTCTCTAAATTCCTTTGAATCTTCATTATCGTCATATAGAATTCCCTGAATAATATGTAAAGCTATTGCATAATTTTCAGCCTGTTGTAAACAGTTACTTCCGTTATATTTGTATAAAACAACACCCTCGGGACATTCATTTTTTGTAAAATATTTTTTTCCTAACTCTTCGATTTCTGAAGCAGTGTAAATTTTATAAGAGCCATCAGAGTTACGTTTGATTGGTGTCATAACTAATGCAGAAGAAGGATTTTCATTATCATCTAAAACTGTTATAGAATAAACTGTGCTTACAGAAGTTTTTGACCAATCGTCTGTTGGAAAATAATTCTTCATAACAGTATTTGGAATCTTAGGACGATTCATTAAATCAATGTCGGTTTGATACTGTAAGTCACTGGAATACTGTTCAGGAGAAGTATCTGTAATATCGTCACAGAAATTAGACCATTCTCTCCATTTTGCTAGGTCAAGATAATCATAAGTATATTGGTCAATACCATTTTGTGCTCCAGTAAATCCGAGTAAGGCAATATCCGAAGTTTTATTCGATATATACTTAAGTTGTTTTTCTGGAGTTAATAAATACTTTTTCAGGTTGGATTTATCTGTAGTAAAATCCTCTGAAATATCTTGCTTGATTCTATCAATAATGTCAGTGCCATCATTTTCTTTCCAGAAGTGAGAATAATCAAGTTTGTTCTTTTCATAAGTATCTTTATCAATACGCTGGATAATCCAGCCTGTATCTGTTTTTATTTTCTGTGAATATTTATATTTTCTTTCGCAGGTAGCAGGAGCGTACTCGTCGTAAACAGGGTTGTATTTTGGACCAATTGATTGAACAATACAAGACATATCATTTAGATTAGAACCAGCAGTATTCATAGCATCCTGCTTGAGAGACAGAGCAATATAACTCATTTTTCTTGAATCTTCTAAACTAAATGGGCGTAATGGATAATCTGAAACGTGAACGTTTACACTCCCTCCGTTAAGATTTTCTACAGTTGCGTCATTCAGTGCTTCTATATATTGTTTTTTATCAAAGCAGTATGTCCTTAAATAAGTCCATTTTACCATATCCTGATAAGAAAATAGCCCCCATTTTTCACCCGAGGTTACATCTCTATTCTCATCAAGATAATTAGGTGTAAGGCGTATAGCACGAATTTCAACAGACGTACCTACATCTGTTCCGTGAAATTGAGAAAGTATACGAGTTTCTGCATCAGTAAACTCTTTAGTAAATACCCAGCGTCTTCCATTTATATTAATTCCATCTTTTTTATACTCTGGATATTCAAAATCAAGTCCATCATGTGCTGTGTACTCCTCTTCCGCTTCATATTCAAAAGTATAATCTCTGTAATAAGAAGTAAATTTGAACCACCCTGTTGTTGTAGAAGACCCACTTCTTATTAATTTTAAGTTAGAGGTTTTTATATTACTAAGATTTTTTAATTTGTCATCAGATATATCCCATGAAATTCCAGTTCCAGCTACTAAATAACTGGAGTTTTCTATTGTAATAGTTTTTCGTATATCAGGATATCTTGCAAGACTGGTATCTCGAATTCTTCCTGTTCCTCTAATTTTTCGTACCCTTTGAACATCGTGTCCTCCAGTAATTTTCATGCCATCATTTAAACTAAAAACAGGAATTTTATCCCACTTTTCATTAAAGTCTTGAGAAGTATCTTTATCTACTCCTTTATTACAGAATAAATCAGCTCTATTACTTGGATATGTTACAGTTCCGTCATATTTGTTTTTATAACAATATGGCACTGGTTCTATTTTACCATTTCCATATTCTACATAATCAAAAGTTTGCCATCCCTCTCCACTTTCTGCATCAGAAGCTGATTCTCCATGTCTAATAAAACGCCATTGAACAGCAACTGTAACTGGAAGTTTGTAATATCTGTATGACTGATTTTTATCTTCAGTTTTTGTTCTTAAACCATACAACCCTTGTGGAGCTTCAAGTTCTACTTCAATTTTAGAAGGACATTCGTGAGAGAATTTTACTGTATTGGAACGGAATCCGATATCAATAGTTGTATTTTTATAAGAAGTAACCTTTTTCATTGCAGCATCGTGAATGAAAATTAAAGGTTCATTTACCTCTCTTTCTTCTACTACTTGAGGATAAATAGTTCCGTATACTTCTGAGGATTCTTCAGTTCCGCCCATCTGCAATAACTCTAGAGTTGGGTCATTGTTTTTCCATTTCTTTAAAATTTCCCCAGCTTTATCATCTGTTTCTAACTCTTTTAACTGACCATGAAAAACAGTATCCATCTCCTGATTGCGATAGCTTCCGTTATAAGAAAGAATTACGTTTCCTAATTTAATATCTGTAATCTTTCTTGGACCATAACCGATTGTGTATAATTTGTGAAAATACTGAGATTCTCCGTCTTTATTATAGATGGAGTTTTTTGCAAATGAACTTACGTGATAAGCAGAACCTGCAACTCCAGGATTCATAAGATGTTTTCCAAAAGAGAACGGATACCTTTGTCCTACTAAAGACCTATTACCACCATCCCCTAAAGATAGTAACTCTTCAGATTCTTGTTTTGATTCTTTTTTACCAGAAGAAGATGATAAATCATCTTTATTACAAGCGGCAATAATAGCACCTGCAACCATACATCCAGCACCAACAGCCATTAAAATTCCGCCAGCTAATGCTCCAACTCCTGTGGCACATAATATAGAGCCGACGAGCATCATTGCTGTACCGCCAATAGAAAAGAAATTTGACCAGAATTCTGCACCCCCATCAGAACCTTGGGGGAAATACATAATTACACAGTTATCATCTTCTTTAATAACTGTATCTAATTCTTTTTCTTCGCCATTTACAAAAGAAACGATTTTATATTCATCAATAGTGATATATTTTTTGCTACTTTCTCCAGTAAGAGAGTTATATACTTCAAATTCAAGTAACTCTTCATTTTTGCCGTCGAGAAATGATTGGCAAATCTCTTTAAGTGTAGAGCCACTTTTTACTTCAATAATTTCTTTTTTTGTTTCTAATACATCATCAATAAAAGTTATTCTAGCCACGAGTATACTCTCCCTACTAAGTAGTCCATATTTTTTAGACGCTCTATATGAACGCCCATTTTGTTACAATGAATTAATCTTCCGTCACCTACATAAACCCCTATGTGATATGGTATTTTTCTTGAGTTTAAAAAAAGGACCAAATCTCCTTCTTTTTGAGGTTCGTTTACAACCCTCACAGGGATTGAGGATATGTCTTTCGTGTATTTTGTTCCGTCGTGAACAGAGAATATAATATTGTTGTCGTTTGTTAATTCTGTCTCAGGGTTTTTAGAAGCTTCTTCTAATAAGTCAGCAAGATTGTGTCCGTATCGTTTTGAAACTTCTATAGCTAATCCGTAACAGTCAAAACCCTCTTTTTTAGAACGTCCATTTTTTCTGAATTTAACGCCAATTAAATCATCAATATAAATCATTTATGCCTCGTCAGCAGTTACGCCAGGGACTCTTGACGCTGTAGCCAAATCTCTAGGAATATTATTTTGCATTGTCTTGTCGTAAATAAGATTCCATTTAGCAGTAGAAGCATCCCAGTTAACCCTATCCATTGCAAATTCATATCTGTATCTTCTTGAAAATACAAATTCATATTCATTTATATTTGCATACATAGCTTCAATTGTTGCTTTAGGTGCAGAATTAATACTTCTAATGATTTCTACAACTCTTTTATCAAGAGCAGAAATAGTAATGGAAGTTTGTCCAATTTTATTGCTTTCTTCTTGAGGAAGAATAAATTGAAAATATGCAGGCAAATATCTATGTCCATTAAAGATAACTGGAGTGTTACTGTTTATAAGTCGTAAATGACCATTTTCCTGTTCAAGGTCATCATCACCCCATTGTATTAAATCGTGTTCAATATCCATTAATACAGGCAAAGAGCCAGAACGAGACTCTTCAAATAAAGACTGTAAAGTTACTGATTCTAATTTTTTCATTTACACCACCAAAGTATTTGAAATGCCATTAATTCTAAAAATGTAATTACCTTCGCTTAATTCTTCAAAAGACATTCTCCATTCTCTATCACCATACTTTCTTACATTTTTAAGAGAAACTTTTTTCCAAGTTTTTCCATCTGTAGATATTTGAAGATTTGTTTTCTCTGCTAAAGGTTCTGTGGATAAAATTCCGTCATAAATAAAAATTATGTAGTCTTTATATGGTTCTATTGCGATAATTTTTGCTGGTTCGTCGGGAATTGAAATAACGCCAGTAAATACTTCCTTCCAGGTCATAGTAACTCTCTGACAAAAACCAGATTTAGTAGCTTGTAATCCAGATGTTATCTTGTAATAACACTCTTTTGTTTTACCCATAATATTTTCTTTTGTTATAGAGGGGAAAATAAAAGGAACTACTCCACGCAGGTGCTGGAATTTATACCAAGCTTTAAATCTATCAAACTCTGTTAGACCATTTTCATCTTCTGTGTACCAATCAAAATCCATTACAACATTAAAAGTATCTGCAGGTACTAAAGATGTTAATTGGCGTTCGTCAAAACCTGCTTCGTTTTTATTTTCCTGAAAACTTCCATCTCCAATAGTAATTGAAGTCTGGTCTATGATTGTTTTGTTTACATTATTTGCCCAACCGATTATATCCATAATGAGAAAATGTAATTTTTTATATAATCGTTGTTTATTTTTTATCTGTTTTATATTGCCTTACGATGTAAGATATAAGTATAATTAATGTCAGGAGATTTTATGAAAAAATATCTATTATTAATTTTAGCATTAATAACACTTGCTGCCTGTCAGCAGCCTTCAAATAGCAATACTGACACTTCCCCAGATAATGGAAATCCTTATATATTCCAGCCGCCAGGGGGATTACCTGCTGTAGATTTAACTAATTGGGATGTTGATAACATTAGGTATGCTGAAAATATGGATTTGTTTTTAAGCTTGCCACGTAAAACTAGATATAAATACACAACTCGAGCTACATCCAGTGTTGGAACAGGAATTGCGGGGAGATTATTTACTTATCAAGAATATTACACTAGATATATGGATTATGGTTTATTTACAGTAACCGCAGGTTATGATACTGGGTCTAGAAAAACCGATATGGGGTATTATATTTTAAGAAGAGCAAATGACGGGGCTTTTTTAATAAAAGAAGTTGATGTTATTACTGGAAGAGAGATAGTTACTTATAAAAAAGCCTATGCTGGACCTTCTGCATTGAAAACTTTGACTATTACAGAGTTAGAATATGATTCTTATCTGCAATAGCCGTTTTCACCTTAAACTGTATAAGAATTACCTTTCATTCTGGCATCTCTTATAGAGAACGCACCATCTAACGAACCTTCAGCAATAGCCTGTCCTGCGGTAGCAATAATAACAGCAGTGATATCTGTAGTACCATCACTGTTATTGTTTTGCTGGATTTTTTTAACCTGAACGTTAGCATTGCCTTGATTGATAACTTGGAAGTTAATTTTAATGTCATTAACAGCACTCTGTCCTGCACCTTTCATTAATGCATTAGGTGTTTTTGTTGCAATTAAATAATCCATAGGGTCAGTTGTAATAACTCGACCATCTGGAGAAATAATAGCATCGTGAACACTTGAAGCAACGGTTGAAGAAGACATATTTGCATTAGTACTCAAAGCCTGCTTGTGAAGATAATTTCTTTCATAATAGTTAGCATCTTCTTTAGCTTGGTCAATTAAGTCCTTGAGCATATCTTTTAATTTTTCAAGTTTAGAAGTTTCGTCAGCCTGACTTGTTTTATCTTCTTTGTCGTCAGATAACATTCCAGAAAGGATACCAGCACAACCACCTGCTGCAGCAAGAGCAAGACCTGCAATAATTTGAGATTTATTTCCTGCTCCTGCTGTTGCAATCATATTCAAACCAGCATTAATCATTAACTGAGAAGTTTGCTCAAGCATTGCTGCACCAACTGCTTTCCAGTTTTTGCTTAAATCTTCAGATGCGTCAGAACCATCTCTTAAATGTTTTCCAATAAGCATAGAAGAGTTTACCAAACCAGATGTTGCCTGACTTTTGAACATAGAAGCCATGTTTGTGCCGATAGATTTGAATTGATCTCCAATTGAAGCTGAGATAGCTTTTGATTCTGATAAATATTCAACCATTTGTTCAAAAGCTGTTAAGTCAATGTCTCCCAATGTAGAAATACCATTATCATCTAGTGATATACCGCTGTATGAACTAGAAACAAGTTCGTTTGCCCAATCTTCTTTACCGTTATTCTTTGCAGTTTCTAAGAATGCCTGTTTTATAGATTCAAAATTCTGATATTCACTTGTATTTGTGTCTAAATCAACAGTTTTTCCCTCGTATTTATCTGGGTCTACACCTAGCATTCTATACGAAATATCTCTAAAATTAGACTCTCTTAAAGAGTTATCTCCTGTCTGTTCTGCAAGATAATTTAATCCGAACTGTTGTTTTACAGTGTTATTACCCTCTGTATTAAATCCAAAGTATTCAGCCTGCATTCCTCTTTTATAAGAGTCCCATAAAGGAGAATCACTTTCGTCCTCTTTTCTTGTAGGAGCAATTGTATTAAGAACGTCTATAGCAAGAGAATCTTTAACGGCTTTAGCGGCTTCTTCTGCAGACAAAGCAAGTGCTGCGATTTTGTTTTTTGCCTCTAAAGCCGATTCTGCCACTTCTAACTCTGCCTCTGCAGTTGCAAGTTTTGCTCTATAAGCTTTGTTCTCTGCCTCATCATTCTTTATATTCTGTTCAGCAGTCAAACTTGCCTGAGCAAGAGTTTTATCAAACCTTCTAGAGAAATTTTTATCAGCCCGACTTTTTGTTTCTTTGTTATAAGCAATAGATATATCGTTTATAGCTATTTTTGATTTATAATCTTTTATATCACTTTTCAAAGATTCAATCTTATCTATTTCTGTTTTTAAAGAATCATCCTTATTTGTATAAGATTTTATAAAATCTCTTGCAACATCTTCAGGTCTTACAGCCTTATCTTTTCCGTTGTTACTCTTTGCATTATAATCAGCGGAAAAAGCACTTTGATAAAACTCATCCATTTTTACATTCTTTAATTCAACACCAGAATATCGAGCATACAATTTTGAAAGCTTATCAATTTTAGAAGTGTTTTTTGACTTGTCATATTCATCAGTAAGATTTTTTCTTGAAGCCAAAACTTTAGCATCTATTAATTGCTGATTCTTTTCGTTTCTTAATTTTTCATAAGCATCAATAAATCCATCTTTCAAATTCCCTGCAGCAGTTGTTGCATTTTCAATACTTGTTGAGAAAGCTGCAAACTCAGTAGCACTTAAAGATTCTTTGAAATCCCCCAAGAACTCTGCATAATTTGGGTCGTAGATATTTGCCCCTTCTTCAACCTGAGTCAAAGCAGATGCAAATGTCTCATCTAAAGAATCAATTTCAGACTGAACCTGATTTACATATGCTTCTGTTACAGAAGTTGCAGAAGCCATAGCCATTGCAAAATTAGAAAAGTTTTTAGAAGTTTCTTTCCAATCTGAGCGTTTTGTTCCGTCATATGAATTATAGCCATCTTGATATTTAAAGTTTGCTTTTACAGCACTTACTGAACTGCCAGACTGAAGCATTGCTTTTGTTATAGTTTTAGCAAGTGCCCTCTGGTTATTCTGAGTAAATAAACCTAATATGTCTTTTGCACTCATATTATTCTTTCTCATAAGAGTAAGGTCTGTACCTAAACCTTGAGAAAGAACTCTACGCCAGAGAGGGTCATATGATTTACCTTTAGAATCTTGAAGTTCATCGTAAGGTAAAATTTCACCTGCTACATTTGATTTTGTAAGAACAGAACCAATAGCATTATATAACGATGGATTATTGATTTTTTCAGCATTATTTAATGCATCATTTATTATATTATTAAGATTCTGTACATTTTGCTTTGTGTTAGAACCTTTATGCATGATATTATCTGCAAAGTTCAATAATGGGGACAATACTTCAGAGTCTAAACCAGAAACATCCAACGCTCTTAAACTTTGAATATTTTCTCTAAGAGTATTCCATGATTCATCACGTTTTAAAGTTTCTTCGTTACGTTCTGTGTAAGTAGGAGCAACAACAGTTTCTTTTGCTAAATCCGAAACTTTAGTTGAAATCTTTTCTGTATTGGTAAAGATACCAGATTTTACAATATCATTAAATTTATCAAGACTGATTTTTTTAGAACCTCCAAGACGTGCAACTCCCTCTGAATCTGTCTTTAAATATTTAATATATTCTTCATATTTCTTACGAGCATTTTCCCATTCTTCTTTTTCTGTAGCTTGAAGTTCAAGTTTACCTTTTGTAGTTCCTTCGTATTCACTTCGACTTTTTATTGCATAATTTTGAAGGCTTTTATCATTTTTATTAGCTTTTTTCTCAAAAGACTCTTTTATAGTAGAGCCATAGCCACTTACTAAAGCCTGAATAGCTAAAGGTACAATATCTTTAATATTCTCTTTTGCTGTCTTTATTTCCTCTTGAGAGTAAGTGTTATTTAATGTTTGAACGGCAATAGTATTTTCCTGAAGAGCCTTAGAATATTCTTCTGCTGTTATTTCATTGTAATATCCAACCTCGTCCATTTTGTAAAAACTACCGTTTCTACGAACGAAATTTTCTTCAAAGCCTTCAGTATAAGTTTTTAATTTCCATTCGGTATCTCTATTAAGAGACTCTCCCTGTGCTTTTTTTACATTCTCATTATAAACTTTTAAAGCATTAGCTAACTTTTCATCTTCTGTGAATCGAGATTTCAATTCTGCAAGCTCCTTGTACAAAACAGTAATTGCTTCATCGTTTCCTTCGTACTGACTTAAAGTTTGAATTACACCTTCAAGTTCTTCAATTTGTTCCGAATTAGTTTTATAAACTTGCTTATCATTTTTAGTATTTGCTTTATCTACAATGTTTTTTACGCCACCCCATAACCCCTCAAGTAAAGATAACACTTGTTTATAATAAGACTCCGATATACTTGTTCGACCAATATTAACAACCCATTCACCTACTTCACTCTTTGCTAATTGTGCAGCATCTTCCAAATTCTGTTTTCTTGCAGCAATTGTTTTAGCACCGATATTTACAGCATTTTCAAAAATACCACCATTGGAAGTCATTTTAGAGAATACAGCTTCGATATCCTGAGCGGATATCATTGATTTTGAGGTTCTATTACGTACTTCAGAAACTGTAATCCCTAAATAATCAGCCAATTCTTTATAAATAGGAATGCCTGCTGTTGCAAATTGCCTTAACTGACGAGTTGTTGCCTTTCCATTAGCTTCAATTTGAGCAAAAGCATTTGCAATATTTCCAAATTTTTGTTGATTTCCACCTGCAACATCTCCAATTTGTTTCATTGTATCCATTAAGTCAGATGCGTATACACCAGACTGTTTTAAAAGAACTGCAAATTCAGATACCGTTTTTACACCAAAAGGCGATTTAACAGAATAGTTGGCAATCTGTTCAAAAGTCTGGTCTGCTTCTGATTGAGAACCATATACAATACCAAGATTAGTTCTGATTGTTTGTATTTCAGAGTAAGCTTGAATTGAATCTTTGCCTAATTGGATAATAGCAGAGCCTAAATCTGTAATACCTTTTCCGATCGCTCCAAAGGCAATAGATTGTAATGTGCCAGAATTATTATAACCAATATTGGATAAGAAACCTTCAAGACCCCTTCTCTGACGCATACCTACAGACTGATTGTAAATAGTCTTTGTGAATGAATCTTTTAAGTTACCTGTTGTGTTATAATGAAATTCACGTCTCCATTCTTCTTTCTGTTCTTTATCTCTTACTAAGGCATATCTTGGGTCATCCCAGTAACGAGAGTACCTTGCTTCAAGAGGATTTTCATAACGAGATTGTTTATTTTTCTTGGTTTCAGTATTAATATCATTTGCTAAATCCTCAAGAGATTTATGCATTGATTCTTTGCTTTTTTTAATCTCTTCGACAAAATCCTCCCGTGACATATTTAATTTTGCTAATGCATCTTTATACTGAACCGATTCTTTATCTTTTATCTGAGCAACATTTCTTTCGTTTACAGAAATTTCATTTGCCATACCAGATAATTTTTGCATCATTGACTTATCTGACCAATGACCACCACCATCCATAGGTTTTCCATTCTCGTCTAAGGTTTCTTCCCATACTCCGATTTTGCTGGTCAGGTTATTATATTTCACACGAAGATTCTTTTCAGATTCAGTAGCAAGAGGGTCTCTGTCATGTCTGATATTTTTTGCCATATCCAAGAATACGGCATACATATTTCTTAATTCACGCTTTTCAACTTCGTAAATATCTCTGTTTTTATATTCGTTTTCTTCAAACTTAATAGTGGCAATATTTTTCGCTTTAGCTTCAACTTCAGCTCTAGCTTCTTCATAAAGTCTTTGTTGCTTTTCTAATTGAGAGGCAATAATTCTTTCTGAGCCTCTATCTATAACACTAGGTGTAGAACGATAACTCTTTGGCTCTGCGGCTTTTTTCTGATTTAACAAATCTTCTTCATAAATGCGTCTGATTTCAGCCATTCGTTCTGCATTTTCTTTAATAGAACGGCTTTGTTCAATCATATCTGAAAAAGCTCTATCTTCTCCATTTGTAAAAGATACTCGTCCGACCATTTGTTCGGCTCTTCTCATAGGAGACTTTGCTTCAGCTTCTTTTAGTGCTGCTAACCACTCATTATATTCTTTCAATCCCTTATCCATAGGGTTTTCGCCATTTCCATAAATGGAAGAAGAGCTATATTTTGGATTATAACCTAACAATAAAGGTTTAGAAGTTATCTTTTCACCACCAAATTCCCCTCTGTAAGTATTGAGGTAATCTAACATATGTTCTCTGGCTGCACTGCGAATTGCCTCTTCTATTTCCCTTTCATCAGTAACTCTCTCAATATGCTTTTGACCGCCATCTTCGATAATACTCTGTTCAAATCTTTGAGGATGAGAGTGAGACGCTCCTGATAATTTTGGTGTAGTTGAACTGTCTGAATTTACTGCTGCAAATACATCTTTTACAGATGTAATACTTTCTTTCTGTAATTGGGTAATATGTTTTTGAATTTCCGAAAGTGAATTTGCAGTCTGTTTTAAGCTACCATTGGCTTCATTCGCTGCTGCACCAAGCATTCCTATCCCAGAAGCTGCATCAGGAGAAGATTCCCCTATCATTTCTTCTGCCGCACCCATTAACGCAGCTTTTGCAATCTCGTCTAATTCAATGTCATTATTATCAGCCATCTATAAACCTCTCGAATGAGGATATTTAAAAAGAAAAGGCTTTCGTTGTTTATTTTTCCAACGAAAGCCTTTTAATTGCCTTTTGCTTCGGCAGCACCTTCACAAGACCACTCATACATCTTTAGAAGTAAATCTGCTTCATAGTATGTAAAACTGACCCCTAAACATTCTTGATAATCTAAGATAGTACGTGTTGTAAATATATGAGAACCATTCATACCGTCTATAGCACTATACTTTCTCATTTTATGAAAGTGGTTAGATATCCAGATATACCCTAGAGGAAAATCTATATCCTTCATCTTAGCCCACTTTTCATCAAGTTTACAAACATATTCAAATTCTTTAAGACCGACTTCTCGACCTTTTCCCTTTGAATGATTTTTTATAAACTTCTCTCTATCTTCGAGTTTTGTATGCCATTCAGTCTCCTCAATGGATTTGTCTCCTTTCATAATCTTTCTTTTTACAGAATAAGGAGTTCGAAGATAGTAGTATCTTTTTATCGCCTCTGCTAGTTGCTGCTCTTTGGGGATAAAAAATTATTTTGATTTCTCTGGAATCGTGTAATATCAGTGGCAAGAACTGGAGAATTAAACATGATTTCGTAGATATCATCTTTTGTAACAGGTTCTCCATTATCTTTAACAATCTGATTTTTATCTTTTCCCCTGATATCAGAGATTAAGTCTGTAGCAAGCTGTGCAATAATTTTATCTAAAGCATCAGACTTTGCTTTAGCATCATTGATTTTATTAGCTTCATCTTCAGCTTTATTAGCAACATCACGAGCAACTGTTGCAGCACTTGAGTTAGGTCCATAAACCTTTACTTCAAATCCTGCTGGAAGTCCATTTACTTTTGGTTCATACCAAATACCATTGTCTTCATTTTTCTTTGAGAAAAAGTCTGAAATCTTAATTACCTGTGCTTCTTTCATTTATGCAACCTTATTATATAAAATCAGGCAGGGCATACGCCCCACCTGCTTGTAAATATACTAAACTCTCAAAAATTGTTTTAGGCAGATAAACTACTCGCTTACAGCGATTGTATATGTGCTTACAACTTTTTCTCCATTGTATTCAACAGTTACAGTTACTTTCTGTTCTTCTGTTTTCTTCTCAATAGGAGTTGATGTCCAAGATGCAGTTTTTGTATCCTCAGAGAATGTGTAACCAGAAATTGCACATTCAGTTGTAACATCGTTTGTTCCGTTCATTACAGTAACTTTGAAGTCTCCTTCAGCATTTGTCTTAGGAACAGATGAAAGTTCTACATCAATTACACCAGTTTCAGTATTGTAAGTAACCATAATAGGTTTACGTCTACGGATACGGAATAAACGGCAGGCTCTTTCCTCGAAGGAAGTATAATTAAGAGTTTCCTCAATTTCTTCAGCACCTGTACCAATGTCAGGAGATTCAAATTTTGCTTTGAAAATCTGTATTACATAAAGTGCATCAGGGTCTTCTTCTTTATTCTGGAAACAGAAAATAATTTCTACATCTTTGTCACCAGTAGCCATGTTATGAAGTTTTTCTGTGTAATCTTTAATGAGATATACACCAATACTTCCTGTAATATCCAACTTCAATGGAGAAGTTGAAATTGCATCTTTTTCGAAGATAGCAAATACACGATTAAGACCGTTGTCCAAGTTAAATGAGAGATTTGAACCATAACGTACTCTATTTCCGTTAATGTACATAAAACCTTCTCGTGCTGTGAACTGGTCTGTTGTTGTTGCTGTCTTGTTAGCTAAATCTGCAATCCACTGTTTAACCTGTTCAGGATTTTTTCTATCCTTAAAACGACCTTTTTTAGCACCGTATTCAGCAAGAAGTTTTACTAATTCAGTAGGTTCTTCATAGTAAACTCCATCATCAAAGTTTGCAGCTGTTGGTTGAGGTTTTGCCAATGTGTAAACATCGCCTGCTTTTGTGTAGTAATTCTTTGATGCATTATAAGCAGTGCCTAGTTTAAATTCGTAACCCTCACCAACTAAGTCAGGATTGTTTGTACCCTGAAATCCAAAAGTGCCTGTTACAATCTGACCAGGAGTTACACTTAAACTCATAGAGTTTACAGCAAGATGTTCAAATTCCTGATATAAATCCTGTCCAGTAATTCCACCATACTGAAGCATACCAGAATATTTGATATCTTCAGTTCCACAAGTCAATTCAGCAACTTCCAGTGCATCTGCAACAGTGTCTGAAGATACTGGTACGATACAAGTATCTTCGTCAGTGCCGATTAACTGTGTCTGAACAAAGTCACCGTCCTGATTTTTTGCTTTTGACAAGAACTTACCATCTGCACAGAGAACTTTATCGAAGTTTGTTGCAGAGTTTGTGTCAGATTTCCAGTTCTTCCATTTACCACGTAATGCAGCTTCAAAGATGTCGTCGTATGTCTTTGGAGACAATTCGATTTCTAAATCACCTTCAGAAGAAGAGTTACCTTTTCTTGGAGCAGATTTAGTTCTTCCTTTACGAAGTTCATTACTTTCAATGTTTTCTGTTGTACCTTTAATACTCTGACCTGTACGTCTTGTAAGAACTGGATATTCATAAACGTCAGTTTCTTCAACATCCTGAGTCTTAATAAGACCTACATCTTCAGTGTTGTATACGCCAGGTTTAGCAGTAACATCTGAAGTAGTTACTTCACGAGAGAAGAACAGTTGCGAATCTGCACCTGTTTTGATTGAATACTGTGGTGTTCCCATAATAAACAACCCTCCATTTTTATCTTTCTAAGTCTGCTGTCCACTCTACAGTTACTGGCAGACAGTAAAAATCGTCATCACTCAAAGCGGAAGTTTTGTAAGTGCGAACAATTCTTACACCTTCTATAATCAAACCACTTCTAAATGTAGAAGCGATTTCATCATACATTGCATTTGCTTCATTTGTTCCCCAAGAGGCTGGGATACAAACGTTTATATGTAAAATTCCTACCCAGCGACTTCTTGCTGTTGACCCCAATTCGATTTGTAAAGGAGCTTGTGATAAAAAATAAAGTTCACACCAAGCTCTATCGTTACCATCATCATCTTTAGGTCGCTCAAACTTTATATTTGGAAAAGCTATGCTAGGAAAATTTTCGTAAATAATATTATCATTCAAAAACTTATCTTCATTAACAATCGTTGTTGATTTTATGTCCTCGATTATTAAATCATCATCTTCATTATGTTCTGACTCTGGTAAATCATTATAAGTTTTTACCCAAGAAACAAAGGTTTCTAAAGTTTTCCATGCTTCAACCTTAGAAAGTTCTTCTTCGTTTTCTGAGTAATATTTTTTTATTTTAAGTTCCTCTACAACAAAAGGGACTTCAAGAAATTTTTCTATAATTAATCGTTCAACATAAGTATCTGTCATTTTTTATATCTCCTATTCATCTGTCATTATAAAATTTTCATAATCGTACTTAACTGTTCCTGCCGACGGAATTTGTCTTCTTATCATATCCATTACGTCCTGAAATGCCCCATCTCTAAAGGCTGAGACATCCATAGTAGGATTTGATAAAATAGAATTTACCCCATTATAAATTGCTCCTGATTCAATTAACATATTCCACTGAGCTTCGATTAGTCTTAAAAAACCTTTAGGGGCTTGATATACAAAATTATCTCTTACGCCATGTTTATATTTTGGTCCAGAGCTGATTTTTACAGAATCGTTTTCATAGCCACCATACTCTAGTAACTCCCATCGAGGATTTGTGTTTGTGTATGTAAATTTTTCATTTGTATTATCTCTATCTTTTGTTACTCGATAAAAATAATTAGCAATAGCATCGACAACTTTAAGATTTATTTTTTTATCAGTGAAAACATCTTCACCAAAACTACCCCTAAGCTCTGCTTCAACTACAGTAGGAGTAAACTTAAAACCTTTATACATAAATTCCCAATCGTATCTTACAAAAGATTCATCTGCTTTATGCATTGTGGTATATTCTTTTGTAACCAGCTGTGCGTTAGCTTTCTTTTCTCGCATAATATCCTGATAATCTCTTGCTATTGTAAGCTCTTTTACACCAGTATCACTCTTAAAGGAAAATTTTCTTTCTACAATTCCATTTTTAGTTTTAACAGAACCTTCAAATTCGCTATTTCTAAATAAACTTAACTGTTCATCTGCACTTATCTTCTCTGTATATTTTGTTCTTCCGTGAGTAAGATAAGTTTTTCTATAAGTGTATTCATAGTCTTCGTCCATAGGAGTATTAGAAACTAATAAATAAAAAAACAACGCTGCATTTGTACATCCAAATTGAATTCGATCTTCGTAGGAAGTAATGATAGATGCAGGTATTCTTATTCGTTTTAGAGGAGATTTTCTATAAACCATAGGAAAGTTTACAATAACTTCATTATCATAAAATACTTTACCTGTATATTTATTTGTCCAAGAAACTTCCTTTACGGTTACCCTTTCATTCAAGAAAAGATTTTCCCCTTTAATCTGATTCAAACCCTTTGCTGACTGTGTTTTTGTATTGTAATTATATTTAGGAGTTGTCATATTTTTTAATGCAGCTAACTTTTTATCATAATTTACCATACTCTTTGAAAGCTTATTAATGATTTTACTTTCATCGAACATTAAAGAAAAATTATCACTTATGGTAAGTCCATTTTTTATTTTTAGAGAACGTTCCGCTTGTTTCATTCTCTTTTGAACAGCAGTTGCTATCGTATGTAACTCCTCTTTTAGAGTATCTACAACTTTTCCTTTTGTCTGAGTCTGCCATTCATTCAAATTATAAGTGATACTTTTTTTTACAAGCTCTACAGATTCGTCTAGACTGTGACCTTTATTGATATATAGTTCAAATAAAGGGTCTGCTCCCATATTTCTTACATCAGGATTTCCTTTTGAATTTTTTAAATCAAATACCTCAAGATTGGATCTTGCCGCATCTCGTGTTTTAGGGTCATTATAATAAGAAACAAGTTTGCTTTTGTTTCCATACTTAAAATGGGCAGATAGATATTCTTTTGATTCTTTTTCCCTATAAGCTTTCTTTGCCATATAATTAGCGGCAGCAATAGTAAGAGGTTTCCCAAACTCTGTAATTATAGATGATGCCATTCCCCATAACTCTTCATCAATAAACTCAAATTGTTTGAGGCTTTCTACAGTTTCCATTACACCATATTCATTAAGCTCTTGTTTTGATTCTACAACACCTTTTAACTCTCCAGTCATAACACCGCCCATTATGCTATAGAGAGCTTTTTTGTAAGCTTTTTTTGAACTATCTGGACCTAAGAAACTTGTAAGTCCAGAAATGTCCTTTTCATTTTCTTTAGAGTGTCCTGAAACAAAGAACTTTATTTCTACAGATTTACATCCATACCTTTCCTTTTCAAGTTTATTATAACATTCTCTTAATTTTCTTCTCTGTTTTTTATAATCTTCTTCTATTTTTGTAAAAAACTCATCTACAGCTTTCTTATTTGGATGTTCAGTAAATGGAGTTACCCCGATATAATCTGGAATAAAATCTGGCAAAGAAGATAAATAAATATCTTTTAAGTAATCAGTACCAACGGCAGGGTAACTATTCCCCTCTTCCTCAAAGACTTTCATAAATGATTTTATTCTTTTCGCAATTCCATTATCCAAGAGTTTAGCTGCTGTTTCTTGAGCTTTTAAACTTTGTTTAAACTTTTTTGTCATTATTTGACGAGAGGTTTCTTTTAAAGCCTGTGCTTTCAATAAGTTTTTATCTCTGTTTTCATTTCTAAAAAATTGAAGCCCTACAACTTTATTCATATCATCACGGCTATAAACCTTTTCATATGAAGCCCCTGATGCTAAAGATTTAGAAGCAATGTCTCTTTCAAGTTCATCCCTAAACTTGCTTACCTGACGAGGAATAAGATTAACAATTTCTTGATTGTTACGTTGAAATTCTAAAGCCTCAGCTTTTGCTTTGGTAGCTTCTTCTTTCATTGCGTCATCTATTTTTTTATTCATTGTTTCTTTCCATCGAGGGTTAGGACAAAGAGAAAATTCTGGAATGCCATCCGATGTTTCAAACCTAACAGCAACCTTAAACATAGGAAATCTATTTTCTATATCTACAATTATTTCTGCTAGATTCATAGAAGAATATAATGTTTCTGAGATTTTATTTTTTATTTCTGCTTTTTTCATTTCAGCAGAAATGGTCTGTAAAATTTCTGGGGACATTGATTTCTGAATTAATTCAAACTGAATCTTAATCTGCTGTCCTATTTTATTTCTTGAATCTTTAATAGCTTTTTCCAGCATTTTCTTTGCGGTATCAAAAGACTCTGCCATTAATTAATCCTTCTTGCCTGAATAATATAAGCAACAGCATAATCTCCGCTTGGATTTATTGGGTCTTTATTTACAATATTATAAACAACCCCCATAAATGAGATTTTGTCTGTAAACTCTGTAGGGATAATTGATTTATCATCAAGCTGACAGATGAATTTCATATCACCTGCATTTATAACATTATTGGAACGACCTATAGCATCACCCTCATAGCGAGTCATAACCCCAGTTCCAGAAAAATCTTCGTAAGAAGCGTCTGTCTTCTTTGTTTTAGGATTATATTTAGGAGTCCCCACCTGATGTTTTAATATAAATGGATTTCCGAAATCTTCGAGTAAAGATAGGGTTGTATCTGCAATTCCTTCATAATCAAATGCTGCCATTTATCCCCTCCAGTTTACTGGCATAGATAAAGCCTTTGCATCTTTTGATTTATACAAGCCTTTTAAAATTGAGTTTAATGAGGCATATTTAGAAACATAATTATAGAATGTTTCTTCTGCACTGAAATATTCAACTTCCAGAGAGTCAACTTTCTTTCTTTTAACTGCTCCATTTTCATCAAATGTAGAATAAAGTAATTTTGTAGATTTATAGCCATAATAAGCTGCTTCACAGCAGGCAACTTTTATAGCACGAGGGATGTTTTTAACAGGTTTGTTATCATAATCACGAATAAAACCGTCAAACATTCTTGGGTCAACACGAGGGAAAGCAAGAAATTGTTCGTCGTACTTACGTTCGCCCTTCCAGTTAAACTGACCGTCTATATATTGAACTGCTCTAATAATGGCAGATTTTTTTTCATCTTCAGTAAGAGAGAGCCAGTCAGACCGATTCCGTTCAGTCTGATAGGCATCTACCTCGGCTACTGTAACATATGAGTTCGCATTATCAATACAAGAACCATCTTCTACGATTAACTTAAAGAGTTCTTCTGATTCAGAAGGATCTTCAACAGGAGTTTCAGTTTCGCCTGGAGTAACTGTTGTTTCTTCTTTATTTTCTTCGTCTAAGATATTCTCGTTATCCATAATTAATCCTCTGTATGTTTTTTACCTTTTTTTACAGGAGTAAAAGTCATAGGTTTTTCTGTACTTACAGTCCAACCTTTACACTGATAGTAAAACAAATCTTTCTGTTCGATAGATTTATGTTCTACAACTCCGTTTGTTGTTTTTTCAACATTAATTGTCATAACTGCACTCCTATACTAAAGGTTCAGAGTTTGTTTTCTTGCCTTTTTTTGGAGTACTTTCAGCAAGTCCTTCAGGTTTCTTTTCTTCAGGTTTTACAGCATCCACTGTTTTTTCTACCTTACTTTCAGAAACAGAAGAACTTACTGCCTTCTTACTTGCGAGAGTACGTCGCATACGATTAAAAGCAGTAAGTCCCATAATTTTCTCCTAATTAGGCAATCTTAACCTTTAAGAGAGCCATGTTTACATTCTTGCGGTCTTCAACCAACTGCCAGTTAGAAGCTGTAGCAAGTTCTGTATTAGATGGAGTTGTGCTTGCAGCATTACCAACCCATTTAACTCCACGTGGATGCATTGTGAATACACGACGAGAAGCAATGATTGATTCATCTGTAAGGATATCTTCATCAGTTTTAATTGTAGAGAACTGAGCATTTTCGTTCCAAGCAAATGCACCACTTCCGAAGAAGTAAACAGGGAATACTTTTGAAGATTCTGCTGCTTCAGGAGCAAGACCATCGTCTACAATGATACGTTTTCCCATGTAAGTGAGAATTGGTAACTGAGCTTCAGAAGGAACTACCTTGTCAACAAGGTTCAAGTTCTGAAGTTTACAAAGAACTGCTGAGTGCATTGCAATAGCATTGATGTTCTGGAAATGGTCTCCCAATAAGAACATAGAATCTGTCATAATTGCAGAATCAAGAACTTTTGAAGAACAGTCATTTACAGAATCTTTAAGACCTGTTACACCGAAAGCACCTTTCAATGTCTGAATAAGAACTTTCTGGATTTCAGAGTCCCATTTGCCTGCAAGTTTTTCAGCAATAACTTTCATTGGGTCATCACCAGCAAGTAAAGTAGCGAGGTTGTTAACGCCATAAGCAACACCACGTGCGTGGATAGCTGCTACGTCGCCATCAGCGTCTACTTTGTTTACTGTTAAAGCATCTGAATCAGAAAGAATTTCTGCTTCACCACCAAGATTTTTCCAGAAAGGAATATTTACTGTACGACCACCACGAGTAATAACTACTGAAGGGTCACTTGTTGCGATACCTGATGCAAGGAATGCATTTTTTTCAACAGTCTTCTGAATAAGATAGTCTGTAAATACTTCAGGTACAATAACATCACTAATTTTTGTTGCTGCCATAAAGGTCTCCTATAGAAAACAACCTATTTCCCAGCCTGTGCTTTCAAGGCTTTGTACATCTCAGGGTCTTTTCGTGCAAGTTCCATCTGTTTTGTAAGGTTGCCTGTTATAAATGGGTTGTCTGCTGTAACAAAAGTCTTAACGCCACCTTCCGCATTGCCGCCAGTACTTTTAACAGTTACACACCGTTTACCAAAGTTTGTTTCGAGTACAGCTTTAGTTGCTGCGTCGATTGTTAGTCCATCCACAGTTGCGAGGATTTCCTTATTGTCACCAATTGGTCTATAAGCAAATTTACTGCATTCAAGACCTAAAACACGGTCAGCCAAATCATCATAAGCATCTGGGTCAATATTTTTGCCAGCGATTGCTTTATTGAATTCTTTCATACACTCAAGTCTGAGAGCATTGCGTTCCAACTTTTCAATCTTTGCTTCTTTTTCTTTAAGAGAATTAGTCATTTCTAATTCTTTCTGTGCGTGAGCATTTGCTGCTTCCTGAAGTTTCTGTTCAAAGATTTTCGCAGATTCTTCTGGAGAGTTTGCTTTTAACTGTTCCTGAAGTTTCTTATTGTCTGATTCAAGAGTAGAAATCTGACCTTCAGCAGCCTTTAATTTAGCCTGAACTTCCTGTTTTTCCTTCTTGATTTCTTCTTTGTTAACCTTGATTGCATTCAACTGGTTATCAAAGTCTGCATTGAACTTTGCAAGAATAGATTCAGTTTTTGTTCCTACATCACCTTCACCATTTAAAATTTCTTCAAGTTCTTCTTTACTAATAGCCATACTTGGACATCCTTATATATTAAATATTCACTCTCGCCTGAGAGGACTCTTCTGAGTCGAATTGATATTTACTGTACTTTTTATAAAGATTTATCTTCGTTGTTTATTTAATTATCAAAAATATTCGTCAAAAGTGTCTTTTAACTCTTTTACAGAAATTAAAGAGCCGTCATTTACAAAAGATGTGACTGGAATGCCAGACTTGTAAAGCTGGTATCTTGTTTTTCCTAATGCATTCAACTTTTCTTTTTCATTAAGAGATTCAATCCAGTCAGAATAGGATGTAACACTTTCGTTATCTATAAAAGCAGATGGGACTAATATACATCTGCATCTGTTATGTAAAGGCAAAACAGGTGCTTTATCTGAATCAAAAGTTTTTCCGTTAAACTCTCCACATTCAATACAAGTTCTGTCATCAAGGATGGAACAGTAGGTAACTTTAGTTTTATTTGCTCTATACATCAGATAATCAGTTACCCTAAATACTGTATCATTATGGGTGATTACTTCATTCTCTATCTGTTTTTCCATAATTCTTTTTGAATTATTAATGGTCGAAATAATCTGAGCAGGGTCATTTTGAGTTATATACACGGAACGCAATGCGATATCCATCTGAGTATTAATTTTATAAGCCGACTGACGAACCATCTCTTCTGTGTTTACAGCATTGGAAACAGGGGAAAATCTTACAGATGCTAATAATGTTGCAGGAATTACAATTTTCCCTAAGTCACTAAGTGTAGTCTTTAGCCACTCTGATTCTGTTGAGGTGATAAAAGATTGAGCTTCAAGAAGAATATCTGTGGTGGATTCTTGATACTCATTAATACAAGCCTTTATCTCTTTTAAAACTCTCTCGTAGTTTGTTTTAGTAGAGATAAAAGTTGTATTTTTAATGATAGTTTCTATTTCATTATACAAAAGATGTAAGCGACGCAGAACCTTTTCTTTTGTGTTATTTCCGTATCGCTCACTGCTTATTGCGTGTTTAATGAAAGCATCAAGTCTATTCATTTACTGTACTTTCCTCTTCTTCAGATACCTCTGTATCGCTTTCATTAATTACTGGATTACTGTTTTCAACTGAAGGTAAAGTTTCTGGGTCATACTCACCTGCCTGAATTCTGTTATATACTTCAACAATTTCAAGTGGAGTCATACCAGCAAGTTCAACCTGCATCATTGCAGCAAATTCCTTAAATGTTGTTTCTGGTGGTAAGTATTCTCCGTTCTTTAAGTTGTAATAAACATAAGGCATTGGTAATTTGCCATTAGAAGAAAGATTTGCAAGAGCGTTTAATGCATTAGGGTCAAATGCCAGTGTGTCATAATCAGTACAAAGCTCAACTTTCAAATCAGAATTAAATCCTGCCCATTCGCAGATAACTCTGAGAGCCTTTGTGACAACCTCACTGATATTCTTAGCAAAAGTGGCAAGTCTTGCATTTTCACCAGCCCTATGAATTTTTGCAGAGTCTGCCGATTCTGAGACTCCCTTTTCAGATGCTAATAAGCGAGAGCCTAGAATAGCCATATCTGCAAGTGCTTTATTAATTGCTGTTTCAGAATGGGTTAATCCTTCTCCAGAGAAGACTAAAGTTCCAACTTTCGATTCAGCCTCAGGGAAAGCAAGGAATGCATCTCCACCTAAAGTAATCTGGTCGTCATCTGTGATTTTATAACCTGTTACATATCCTGTAGGAATAGTTGTAAGGTGAACACCATTTTCATAATCTGCTGTTTTCTGGTAATGACCGATATTACACATAGCCAAATCAAAGAACATTGGTTTTTCAGGTTCTCTTGTTGGCAACATAAAGAACGGAATTGAAGTTTGTTCAATACCATTAATGGTTACAGGTCTGATTTCTTCATAATAAGAAACTTTACCATCTGCATCCTTAGAACCTTCTCTGAAAATTCTTTGTACATAAACACCACTTCTCACATCGAGAACACGCCAAAGTTTTTTAGGAGTATGCCCGAATTCATCAGTAGAGATGTCAGTTTCCTGCTCTTCAAGAACAACATAAGCTAATTGTTCTACACCGCCAATAACCTGATATCCCCAGTTTATAATTGACTCTGCTGGGTAATATCTTAGATAAGGTCTGATACCCAACTCTTCAGCTTCTAAAAGGTTCATTTCACCTGCGAGTGGCATATCTACAAGGAATCCACCCCAAGATGTCTGCATAACATCGTATACAGAGTTAGAGAGAAATTGATAAAGATTTGTTCCTCTTCGGTCAATATTATCCAGATATCCACTCTTGTTTAATTCATCAGAAGCAGATGTGCTCACTGGATTTCTTCTAAATACAAGACCGTGTAAGCCACTTAAGTTCTGGGCAAGGTAGTTATTCCATCTTGCTCTTGTACGATATGCATCATACTGTTCATCAGTCTGACCAGACATTCTCGGAAGATACTTTTCACCAGCAGCTTTCACTGCTAATTCACCTTCTACACAATCTCGAATAATAGACCATTGTTTTCTGCGTTTTTCGTACAATGGATGGATATTTGTAACAGCCATATTTAACCTCTTCTTAATAAATACAAATTTTATTTCTCGTTGTTTAAACACCTAAGATACGAGGGCGAGAAACCTTCATTCCAAAGAATGGAAGTTTATAAGCAATAAGATATGCAGCAGCATCGGAGATATGGTCTAACCCAGAAGATTTGTCAGGTTCACCATTTTCCTTATATGCATAACCTTCCCAGGCTTTTTTAAGGTGTAAACATTTATCTTTTGCGACAAATATATGCCGTTGTCCTGCTGCATTATTCATTGCTGTATTCACAGCATTAAACTTATCTTTTGTTGCATAAGGATGATTTGGAGCACAGACAATAAATCCGTTATCTCTAAGAATTGTCATATCAGTCTTACCAATAGCAGCGTTAGTCTGCCCTTTATTTCCAGTAGGGTCAGGATAAACATAATAAGTACAGTCAGGATATTTTTTCTTAATCATGTTACAGATTTCCTGAGTGTTGCATCCTTTTTCCACAAATTCATCAAAGAAGTAGAGGCTTCCTCTTTCAAATTTTGCAATAGCTGCAGTCATTGGATTGACGTTAAAGTCCATTCCGATATGAAGATCTCCATAATGCCATTCTTCATCATATTCACAAGCATTAAGTTCTCTATCGTATTGGTCGTAAATACGGTTAGATACACATTCGAATGAAGCAAGAAACTCCTGTGCGAACATTTTAGGAGACATTGTTCGTTTGCGTTTCTCAATTTCTTCCTGATCTACGTTACCACCGTCAATTGTCGTAAACTGAAAACAATCCCATTCAACAGGGTCTTCTTTTCCTTCGCAGTAAACATCATAGAACCAGTTGTATCCTCGAGGAGTTGATATATATAAAGCTTCCCCGTCTACATATTTATCAGAAAGTAAAGGCTGAAGTTTATCGTAAAAATCTTCTTTTGGAGAGTTAATAATTGCACATTCGTCTACAATCATTAAATCTGCTTTTTTACCAACCAGACGGTCAGGTTTATCTGCAGAAAGACAGTGAAATCGAGAGCCATTCTTAAATTTCATAGTCATAAACTGCTCATTTTTGGATTCAACATACTCAGGAGGAATATGCTCTTTAATCCATGTATCCCACATAAGGTCTCTAGCCATTTCTGATGTAGGGGCAATATAGAGAACTACTTTTTTTGAGTAGTTCAAACATTTATTCATAATAAAAGCACCAGCAAGCCATGTCTTCCCAAAACGTCGACCTGCATTGACAATTTTAAAACGTTTTGGAGAACTGAATATCTTAGCCTGTGCTCTGGTAAGTTTGTAACTTCGAATTTCTGTAGCAACCATTATCCTACGTACTCCTTACCATCAATATTTATTTCAACCAAAGCCTCGTTATCAGGATTTTCTATTTCCAGTTTCTGATTAACAGAATTTTCAACTTTCTGAATACCATCATCATTAAGAGAGAAAATAACTTTTGGCATTGGTTTAACATCTTCATCTTTCTGAACTGCAGCTTTCCCATAAAGCCTTTCGTAAATAAGTTTTTGTGCCGCAATTGCGTCTGTATTTGATTCTGCAAACATAGCGATATTTGCAAGTCTTTCAGTCATTGCCTGAGCAACAGTTAATTGTCTTCCGTCATCAGTTATGATTGTTTCTCTCATTTTTGCTGACAGAGAGTCAGCGAGAAAAGTTTTATTTGCTGGAGATAATGACTTCTTTGATTTATCAGGAACTAAAACATTCATAAGAAAAGTAATTGTGAAAAATGTCTTCGTTGTTTACTTTTTTGTTATATTTGTGTTGTTTTTGTGTTGCATAAAAAATTTAAGTTAAGTAAAGTAAGTGTATGATTGATGTAAAAATTAAATTAATTGACGAAGGATGTTTACCAAAACTTGTGCGAGACGGTGATGTCTGCTATGACTGCCGAGCAAGTATCGAGGAAGGGACTGAAGTGTGTATTGCTCCTCATTCAAGAACACTTATTCCTTTGGGATTTGCATTAGAGCTTCCAGAAAATTACGAAGCTGTAATCCGTCCTCGAAGCGGTTTGTCTGGAAAAGGTATTGATGTGTGCATTGGTACTATTGACACAAATTATCGAGGAGAAGTAAGTGCCAGAGTTTGCAATAACTCAGATGATTACTTCAAAATTGAACCACATGACAGAATCTGTCAGATGGCGATTCGAGAAACCCCTGTTTCTAATCTTGTTGTTGTAAAGGAATTATCTGAAACCAACAGAGGTAAAGCAGGTTTTGGCTCTACTGGAGTCAAATAAGCGACGTAACGGTTAGTGCAGGTTCGATTCCTGCACGTTCGCATTGCCTCCCTATGGCAAATTTTATATTAACTACACGTTAATATGGCTCTCACAAAAATGATAACTTTCTGGTTTGGTTTTCTGAGAAATCAGATAAAAAATCAGGTGCTTTAAGACAGAACTTGGAGTTTGTTGCTGTCAGTAACACTGTAGAGATATGGTTTGGGTTCAAATCCCACTTAAAGCATTGCTCAGGATAAAAAACTATTAAGATAGGTTTTCTCTCGCCCTGAGCAAAAAATTTCAACGCACCCATTTTTAATGGGGGAATGAAGTTTTGTTACTCTAACTAATGCCAGCAGGAGCATTTCTGACCTTTAAAGTGTCACTTTACTGGTCAGAGAATCCTGTTTCTTTTAACTATGCTTAACTTCTTTAAAAAAGAATACAACGAAAGATTAAAATCCGTACATTCTGAAGAATTTATCGAAAAATATATCGTTTACGATGAAGACGGTGCAGATATAAGGTTATCTCAGCTTATTGATGATGTTTTCCAAAAAGGATGGGAAGCTTTCAGGGCTTCTTTAATGGAAGCTGCATATATAAGTGATGAAAAATATATTTCAGGTGGAAAGAAAAGTGGAAAAAACTCCAAGAGAAATTCAAATCGAGATGAACAGGCAGATTAGCTATATCTCGATTTACGGTTGTGGCTCAATCAAGTGTAAAAACTGCTGCTTAAACAAAGTCGTGTGTGATAATTTTCCGTCACATGGGCAAACTTATGCACTTGCAGTTATTAAATCTGTAAAAAAACGTGCTGAGGAGGAAAAGTGAAAAAGATAGTTGGGATTTTTATCGGACTGTTATTAAGTTTTAATCTTTTTGCATCTTACAGAGTTGTTAAGGTTAAAAATATTGAAAATCTTGTGGTTAAGAAAGGTGAAAAAATTATTATGGTTCAGCCAATTTATAAACAGGATGCAAATATTCTTAAAGGAACTCTGTATGTAGACTACTATCAGGTTATTTTGGAGACACCAGATGATAATTAAACAAGAAGAAACATCGCCAGTAAGCGATTATTTTGACAAAAAACAGATTAATACTGCATTTAATTTGATTAACTCAGCAGCCTGTGAGACTAATGTTGATTCAGACAGTCTTAAAGTCTGGTGCAACGAGACAGTTAAGCTTCTTAATGATTTTGTAAAATACATAGAGAAACTTGAAAGAGAAAATCATACTAAAAATGCCAGAGATTCTTTTATGGATAAACTCTATGGTAATAAAGCAATTGATGATTAGAGGTAGTTATGGGCAAAAAAGGTGAAAATTTTTATAAAAATGACATAGCTGGTTTTCGTCAATACTATGAAACACATACTCAACATGACTGTGCAGAGCATTATGGAGTATGTGTAAGAAGAATTCAATTTGAGGCTAATAAACTTAATTTTGAATTAAAACTAAAAAGAAGACAGCCTATTCTAAGAAAGCATAACCATAGTCTTGAAAATTACCAGATGGTTTATGAGTTAAGTAAAACTCATTCGCTTTATTCAATTGCAGATTTGCTTAAATGCTCTGTAGAGAATGTATCTTATTTCTTGAGAAAATGGAAAGAGTATGAAGGAAAGCAGAAAGAAAGCGAAGTTTAGAAAATCTTCCCGATGGAATGATTTCAGACGATTTATGAAGAAGAAATACAAGGTTGATTATATCACAGGGCAGCCGCTGTCTGCTGGATGGCAGCTGCATCACTGCGATATGAACAGTGCCCATTATTCCCAACTTCGTGAAGAAAACTTTATCTGCTTAAACAGAGCAACTCATATAATGCTTCATCAGTTATACAGACTATCATGGAGAGAGGTCTTGAGTAATATGACTGAAGTATTAGAACGAATGGAGATTATTAATGAACGTAACAATAACAGTAAAGGACAGTCGGTGCGATTACCCGATGACAGACTCCTACACAGTGAAGAATGTATGGGAGATACAGGATAACAAAAACGGGTTCGCAACTTTAAAGTTTGAAGACCACGCTACATCACAGATATTACTCTCTGATGTAGAAAAGATTTCTGTTGAATTTTAGGAGATATAAAATGAGAAAATATAATCGTGATGAAGTAATGGAATATTTCAGAACTCACTCTGCGGCAGAGACAGAAGCGAAATATGGAATTTCCAGAGGAACTGTTTTTATCTATGCAAAAGAGTATGGTATTAAAAAGGGACAGGGGAATTTTTCCAAATTTGTTCTTACAGACGAAATTGCTGAATACAAAAAAACTCACACATTTACAGAAACTGCAAATCATTTCAATTTGAACAAAAATGAACTATACGGACATTATATAAGAAATGGACTGGAAACTAAAAAACAGTATGATATAGAATCTATCAGAGAGTATATTGCAAATCACACTGCTTATGAAACTCAAGAGAAATTTCAACTTTCAACAAGAACTCTTTTACACTTATGTAGAAAAAATAACATATCATATCCTCATCCTGCTTATCATAAACCAAAAATAAAGAGAACTCATAAACAGAAAGCCAGTATGACAGAGATGGTTAAGTATCTTGCTGAGAAGTACACGATAAACGCTATCGGTCAGCTTCTTAATCTTACTGACTCTGCTATAAGCAAGATTCTTCACGAAGTTTATTGATTCACAAATTTAAGTCTGTGATAATGCAAATACCGATGATTCCACTCATTGGTTCGTAAAAAACCCATCCTGACCGAATTTCCCCATTCCTATTCGGTCAGGTTTTTTGTTGACAAAGTTAAAAAAAAGGTTTTAACTTGAGGCTAGATATATTTCCTCCTTCAAAAAATATATTCGTGTTCTACTATTTTCTTCCAATATGTGGTAACTCTTTTAATTCCAACTGGACCTGCGGTGTTTTCTGATACTCCTTTCCGCAGGTCCTTTTTTTTTATCTATAAGTAAAAACGTAATCTGGAGGACATTTAAGCACATTGCAGATGTTATAAATGCTCTTAACAGACATAGGTAAATCCCTTTTAAGTGCTGCCCTTTTCTTCCAGCTTAAACCTTTAGTCTTTCCTTCACTCTGATTAACTTCATTAGGAACGATATCCATAAACTCCTGAAATTTCTTTTTTGCGTCGAACCGATAGGTAGACGCAAACAGGAATCTGAGAGGATAGTAACTTACTCCAGGTTCTTCTGATTCGTGATCTATAAATGCACTTCTATATTTATCCTTGTACTTAATATCAAAGCTTATCACTTTATTTACCGAACACTGAAAATAAGAGCAGACTGCACATATTGTTTTTGTATTAGGAAACTTACCCTTTAATGCTTCGTAAGAGACTTTTGTTCTTCTGCTTAACTCTCTGAGGGTTATCCCCTTCTCTACTAAAAGAGAATTATAACTGACCTTTATCTTGTCTTCCCAGTTCATACCTTTACCACCTTTGTATATTTATTAAGAGGAATAATCTCTCCGTTAGGACCATGCAACAAGAACCGCTTACTCTCTTCATTCCATTCAACCTGAAACCTTTCCGAGTATTTATCTTTCTTTAACTCGAGTCTTATATAATCCTTATCTCTTACGGCTTTGCCGTACTCATCGAGAAACAGTCCACCATGCCAGACTAGTCTTTCATAATCAGGTACTTGCTCGAGAAACTTTTCTAACCTTACTCCATCTTTCGTATCAAGAACTCCCTCCAGCATAGATGTACGTATCAGTTCAAGTATAATCATCACAGAGTCTTCAAACTCTTCTTTCATTCTTTTACCTTAATTTCCCTCCTTCTCGTTGTTTACTCTTAATTTTTCAACCTTTTTACTCATATTTATCACCTCTATACATTATTTATCACCTATATAACTCCTTTATTGCCTTATTCCTCATTCTGGTCTCATTTCTCCCTATGGCGAGTATACACCTATACCAGATACACCCCTGTTTTTCTGGAAAATTTCTTTGAAAAAATTTTACTATACATTTTCAACTTTCAAAACAAATACCCCTTACCCGTCAGATTACCCCTTAAATACCTACATAATACCTCTTACTTCTGAATATCCCCTATACCCTTAAAAAGCCCTTTTTTAAGCGTTTTAAACAAAAGTTAATGATATTTGTCGATTTTCCTGTAAAAGCCTCTAAAACCCACTAATTTAAGCGAATTAGAGGATGTTTTTCTGAAAAATTTCTTTAAACAATGGGGAGAACAAGTTAGAACCCTTCTGCTCAGTCCGAAAAGGGGCGGGGCTTATATTTAGGGATGTAAGCAACGCTTCACCAACTCGCACGATGATGAAGTTACCTTACACGATAGGAGATTTTTATAAGGGCATAAGTTATGCAAGCAAAAGCGTAGAGTTGCGTTCTACGTGAGTAGTGGGTGCATACGCCAATGGCACTATGGAAAATGTGCAAGGGATAATAAAGCGTGTCTATGTCACGTGTCCCGACGGTTTTTTGACATAATGTATATCTGAAGTACTTTGAGCCAATGGGTAAAAAGTATAGTTTACACGACTTTAGGGGCGTTATTAGTCGGTAGAAGTGCAAACTGTACATAATCAACCAATGCTTGAGTATGGGTCTATTAGCGTAAATAGACAGTGGGGTCTTGTAGGTGATACAAGCAGAAACACTAGGAAAGTACATAGCAATAGTAAAATAGCGTGGGTTAGTAAGGTATGCGACTAGCATAGTTGCCCCTACTACTTGAAAACGTAAAGTTATGACTACTAATTGCATAGGTTGCACTGTGGTTGCTAGGTGGCAGTCGCAGGGGCTGGAGAGCTAACGTAAATACTCAGGGGGTGGTGTGTCCCCACAGATTGGACACGAACGAGTTGACCTGACGGAGATATACCGTCGCAGAGTCGAGGCTTGGGCAGAAATGCTTGGACAAGTTGTGGCAGGTACAACAATGGCACAGTGGAACGGGTGTCCCCCACGACAACCGAGCAGGTTCGACTCCTGCAGTGCCTATAGCCGAAAGGCAAATAAATCAAAGACGGGGCTTTGCCCCAAAGGAGAAAAATATGAAAACATTACAAACTCAGATTCAGGAAGCTCTTAAAGGGCTTAAATTCGAAATGGCTCAGACTCGCAAAGGGTCTGAATACAAAATCTACGACGTGACAGAAGCCGATGACTTCTGGACACTCTGGAAGCAGGACAAAGAATCAATCAAGGCTCTTGGCTACGTAGCATTCAAGAAAGACCGCTACTCAGAGAGATATTATCTCAGAGATATGAGTAGTCTTGAATATGACTGCTCAAAGAAAGCTTCAAAGACTCGCTCTCTTGAGAATCTCGAGAAAGCTCGAGCAGTAAAAGCAGCAAACGATGAGGCTCGAAAGGCTCTCAAGAAACCTGCAAAGAAAGTGGCTCAAAAGAAACCTGCAAAGGCTTCTGACTCACTCTCACCAAGTGAGTTAATCAGACTTGCCGATGCAGTAAAAACTCTTCAGAGTCTTGGCTTCGACGTAACATCACTCTCGATGTAGTCAATGTCTGACACGACAGTCGAATTACGGTTCTACTGTCGATGTGAGGTATTGAAAATGAGTTTAACAAGTGGCAAAGGGTTTGCTCATAACCTTGAAATAATGGGCACTTCACCAAAGGGTCGTAGAATCTACTGCAAATCAAGAATTTATGGGTGGTGGATAATCTACGACATCAAAACTAAGAAGACTTACAGACAGTCTTCTACAAAAAGTGGAAAGAGAGATACCCACTCGAAGCAGGAGTTCTTGTGGGTTGCCTGTTAGGAGGAAACTATGAGTAAACACGAAGAGTTGGTAGTCGCAAGTTCAAAACTTGCAGACATCATCAAAAAACTTCCAACTGAAGACGAACAAAAGCGAATCGAACAAGCTTGGAAGGATATGTCAAAGACATCAAGCATAAAACGTCGGCTTCTCGAAAAGCAAGGAGGTAGAAAATGACAGATTATGTTACAGACTTGATAGAAATGTGGAACGGTGGAATGACTGAAGAACAGTTTGATAAGAAATATCCACCAAAACCAACAGAAAAACAAATTAAAAAGATTCACTTCGAGGCTTACCACGATGTGGTTGAGTATACAGACGGCACAACCGAATGGGTTGCAATAGGAGATTAATATGGCAAAACACGAATATGACTATGACGACGCTCGTAAATACTGGTGGAGAGAGTTCAACAACCTGAACTTTGGCGGTGAAACTCAGGTGAAAACAAAGGCAGTGAGTTACGACTCACTTGACCAAGCAGAACAGTGGTTATTACAGGATACTAGAGACCCTGCAGATTATGTAACTCGAAAGGTTGCAATTCAACAGCAGAGAGAACGTGAAAAAATGAAAAGATATGACGACGGAAAAAAACATAATCCCGTAGGTCAATTCAATATCAACCTGATTAGCAAGTTTATAAGGGGGTAAGTATGAACTTGACACAGAAAAAAGACGAAATCGTGGCAGACTTGGTTGGGACTTGGAGCACAACTCCAATGTATCCAATGCAACTCTATGACAAGGTTGTAGAACTTGCAAAAGAACAAGGCTTCGAAGCAGATGAGCACTTCGTGTGTGAGATTCTAAATCTCGCAATGCAGGTGATGTACTTCTAAAAAAAATATGCCCACTGCGGTGGGCAAGGAGATAAAATATGAGAAAATTAATCGGTTTGCTAATAGCAGTAATAACAATGACAGGTTGCACATTTGCAACTGATACGAATACAGTTGTGGTTCGTAATCAGACATATGACGATATGCAGGTTGTCGTATTAAGAGCGATTTACTTCACTCTAAAACCTATGCAGGAAATTGAATTCGAGGTTACAAAGGAAGTAATGATAAGTACTCCATATGGAGTTGCCTTAGAAACAACTAACGGTGATAACACACTGGAATTGCACGAAGACTGTTACTACTGGGGTGAAACGAAAAAGTCTTATTGGGACGGAAAACTATAAGAGGTACATATGACAGAAAATGAAGAAAAGTTTGAAGCAGAAGGTTGTGACGACATCACCTTTTACTCTGAAGAAGCTATGTGGGAATATCTCAGTAATGACTATTCACCAATCTACACTCATTGCTCAAAGGATTTAATGTTCTCGGCAATAAGAAACAGAAATGGTTGGGCAGCATTCATAGTTATCGACCATATTATCAATGAGAATGACGAAAAAACATTTGAAGTAACATGGTTTAAAGAGCTTAAACAGGCTCTTCACTACTGTGATAAATAAAATACATAGGTTACTACGGTAACTTAAACACAACCGAAATAGAAATCGGTTAAACACTCGGGACGTACTTCGGTACGTCCTTTTTTATTGGAGTTATATATGGCAGAAACAATAGCAACAAGATTTGAAAACGGAATTACAGAAGTCGTAAAGACAATCACAACATGGTTTTTAGCAAAAGAAGTGTATCACCTGCTCGGTGGAAAACACTCACAGGAAGCAATTTACTTCATGGAGCAATGGAGATACTTCAAAATCACAGGAAATTTAATGCAATAAAGCAAAGGGGATACAAAAATGGAACGAATGGAAAACGGTTTATTTAGACTTGAAAATGGTTATGAATGCAAGACAACTTTTATCGACGATTTTGCCATCGCAGTGAAATTTGGAATTGACGGTGTAAAAGATACTTACAAACGTGCTTTTCGTGAATGGAAAGACAATCATGTTTTCCTTACAGAGTTAGTAATAGCTCTAAACCTTTGGTTATGGAAAACGTGGCGTATGGGGAATGTCGAACTCTCAAAAATGTTCGATACATTATGGCGAGAAGCAGATGCTTATGCGATTAAGCATCTCAAAGGTGACGAATTAACCTACTTCTACGACGCAACAAATTAAAACTTTTGATAGAGCAACTGAACCCCTTCAGTTGCTTATATGAAAGGTTTTTATAAGGAGTTACAAAAATGAATGTTGAAAAAATCATTTTACAGGTAAGAGAACTTGCTTTTAAGCAAAAGCAATGGGAACTAAAACCAGAAAATAATCCACATGGAGAATGTTTCCCCGAATGGAATAAAGAGCTTTATGCATACTACATAAAGCCAAGAACAATTAGCTTCTTAATTTCAGAAGCGGAAAATCAGCTGAATAAAGAACAGCAAGATTTTCTAAAAGCATACAAAGAAAACCTTGAGTTTGACGGTTGGAGAATTTCTGACATTGAACTTGAGTTTGAAGATATTGGTAAATGTATTGATATGCATATCTATATTACCAACTCGTAAGAACAACGAACCAAACAACGAATGGAGGTACAGATGTATAAGAATATACTGAACTTACAGTGGAACGAGTATAACGGACTTATAAAAAGAGCAAATAAAAACTTCCCTTCTTACTCTAAAGAAAAGAAGTCCAATCTAGCCCTTGCTGCTATGATGAAGCACAGAATGCCCGATGACAGTGAGTTTGCTGAAATAGACGCACCTAGATTCACTGAAAATGTGAAATTATTTCAATATCGGGCAGAACTTCTCTGCCTCAATGCAGACTTGCAGGGGCGAATAACTCGTTATTATATCAAAGACAACGAGTTACTTCAGTGGTTAAAAGACACTGAAGTAAAAGAAAAGGAGGTAAAAAGTCTTCTCGACGAACTAAATGAAATGTCGAAAGACGGTGGTACAGCAGGTTTTTGGGGTGTTCTTGGACAAAAAGAAAGTTTCTGTATTCACTATATGTGGAAAGACGCAGAAACTCATATAATCTCTGTTCTCACAGACGAAATGAACTACACATTTATTGTAGAACAGTTGAACAGAGAAAAAACTCCATATCTTGGAGTCTTCAATCTTGCAATGAACTTTCTTCTCTACATTGAGGCATTCCCCGAATGCCTTATCGACGGTGTTCCACCGTCAGTAAAGAAAAATTCCAACGCAAAAGTCGTGAATGTTTCCAACAAGATTATATCTGAGACCACAGACGAACGAGGCTTTGTAAAACCTCACTTCAGAAGTGGTTACTTCAGACATTTCAGAAGTGATTACTTTGTAAATTGTAAAGGCAGTGTAAAGTTTATCGCTTCGACAATGGTTAAAGGCAGAGCTAAAACAGTGCTTACTGCACAGGAGGTTAAAGAATGAGAGAAATTGCAAGGTGTCTCTTCAAGTCGTTAAATCACGACACTTTCTATGGGGTTAATTCGACACATTACATCGTGTTGAATGACCAAAATTATGACTATGACTTCTATGCTTCAACAGAAGCAGAAGCCATTAAAAAGTTCAAGGAGAGCGAAGAATGTTTCAGGTAAAAACTACGTTCTATTCAGGAAATACAAAAGTAACAAAAGTTAAGGACAAGGATATGACAAAAAATATTCTTGGGGACTTGGAAATTATAGCAATGCACGGATATCACAACGTACAGTCAATAGAAGTTTCTAAGGATAACAAAATTGTGATGTATATGGAGAACTAAATGAAAAAATTCAAGGTTAGATTAGGAAGCATTTATCTTGGAATGCCTGGCAAGAGCATTTTTGTTATGGCACACGACAGAAAAGGAGCTGAAGACTCTATTCTTCAAACAAAAGAAGACGAGTTCTTCATTCAAGAAATAAAGGAGGTAGACTATGAAATACTTTAATGTTCGACGTTCTTGGGGTGTCGAAACTATTGACGATATTGACAAGAACGATTTCAAAGACTTTAAGTCTTACCGAGCAGAAGTAAAAAATCGTCTTGAGAGTTACCGCTCTATTGGTGAAAACGTATACCTTTCAACAAGGTGTACAAAGGACTGGAGGACAAGATGACAAGACCTCAAGGTATACAGCAATTTCTCAAGAATAACCGTCAGTTCGGTGATTATTGGGAAATGCAACTTGCATGGACTCTTTTTATGGATTGTCTTTACCTTCAAAGAGTTATCACTCAAAGACAACGGGATATATGGGGAAATCCTTGTACTCCCGAAACATTCAAAAAGTTTAATTCTAAATTCAGAGGCTAGGTTTTATTCCTAGCCTCTTCTGTTTAACAGAAAGGAGCAGAATATGAGCACAAAATGGCTCGGTGAAAACGTGTGTGACATTTGTAAAGCACGTGGTGTTAGTGACCCTACTATCAAGGGTAAAAAAGCCTATGACACTCCAACAATTATGGGAGATTGGGCATTTATGTGTAGAAACTGTTACAACACATACTCAACAAAGAGTTGTGGACAGGAGTACACAAGAAATGATAACGGGGTCTTTGTAAAAGTCAAAAATATTGGGTCTAAAAAGCAAAATGCTTTCTTGGACTTAGAAAAATACGCAGAGAGTTTACTTTAGGAAATACGCCCACTACGGTGGGCAAGGAGATAAAATATGGGACAGTATTACAGTTGTGTTATGTGTAACGAGAAAAATGAACGACAGGTTTATTACACATACGGATTAAAATTGATGGAACATAGTTGGTGGAAAAATCCACCTATGATGTTTATTTCAAAACTTCTTTACAAAAATCCTATGCAAGTCTGTTGGGTTGGCGATTATGCTGACGAAGAATATGACTGGGAAAACGTAGAAGAAAAGGACTTCTGGTACGGAAGTGCATGGGGTGATTCAAATAAAACAGAGCTTACTGAAAATGTAAAAGGTATTTTGCTTGACGGTAAATATCTTGTAAATCACAGTCTTAAAATCTATGTAGACTGTGATAAATACAAGAAACAAAACGAGAGAAACGGTTGGATTATCTACCCTATCTCGTTATTGACAGCAAAAGGCAACGGTCGAGGTGGTGGTGATTACCACGAGAACAATCCCGATTTCGACCATGTTGGTGACTGGGCTTGTAATACTATCTCAGTTGAAGACGAAATTCCTGCAGGGTTTGAAGAAGTTGAGTATAACTTCGTAGAAGAATAAGCAAATAGGCAACCGTGAAATATCGGTTGCCATTTTTATATCGCTATAAGCGAAAGGAGATTTATATGGGTTGGACTTATCTGCACACAGACGACACAAGTTCTAAATGGCGAAAACAGTACATAGACAGTCATTGGACAGGAGACCGCAAAGACAAAGACGGAAACGTCTTTGCAACATTAAAGGTTCTTAAATCTTCAATGGTCGGAAGCACATATTACAGTGCGGTCGAAGTAGTAAAACCTGAGGAGCGATATGTCTTTGCTGTCGTATACCTTACAAATATTGCCAGAAACGACTGGCATAACTTTGGATACAAAGACATGGACGAAACTTACGGTCCTTGCGAGTGTAAATGCCCTAAAGGGATATTAGAATTACTTACTCCAACAGATAATGAAACAGCAAATAATTGGAGAAAAAGAGTTCAGGAATATTGGGAATCTCAGAAGTCATCAATAAAACCAAAAATCGGAGAGTTATACAAATGCTCTTCTTCTTTCCTTATAAATTGGGGGAGTTTCAAAATTGAGAAAGATACTGAGTTTTATATAAAGTATACAGCTTGGGGAAAACATAAATATTTCCTTCTTGCAAATGAGAAAGGTTGCACACTGAATTACAGGATTATGAGGAAAACATTCAACACTCTTAAAGTTGAAAAGGTGGAATTATGAGTACAGAAAACGTAAAAATCGGTGAAACCTATGTATGCCGTTGGGGTTACAGTATGGTTCTTTACGACTTCTACAAAGTTGTAAGAAAAACAGAACACTCTGTTAGATTACAGAAAATGAAGAAGTTGATTCTTGGAAACTTGAACAGTTGGCATTGCCCCGTAAAACCTTCAACCGAAGTCATTGAAGAAAAGACTTACAGACTATGCAAAGACGGAACAGTAAGACTTGGACATGGGTCTTATCTGTGGTTTGACAACTGGCGTATCTATGACAAAGACAAAACATACGCAGAAGACCATATGGATTAAGGAGTAAATATGGACGAAGCAAAAGAGATTGCAATAGCAATTCTAGATGTGTTTGAAAACTTTCTCGACGAGAAAAACATTCAGATACCAAACGTGGACAGAGATGAGTACGAACAGGAAAGTCAGACAACAGGTGCAATTCTCTTTGGGTCTGATTACTACAGACTTGAAGAAGATATAAAAAACATTCTAGGAGAAACATATGGTTTATCTAATGATAAAAAATAACGAAACCTGTGCTATGGAAAAAGTTGCTGAATTCGTTTCTTTAGGTGATGCAGTTCACGTCGCTAAGAAATTGAACGCAGAACGAATACTTATGGGTGATACCGTTCACAAATACGGAGTTACAAATAATCCAATGATATGGAAGGAGATTTAATTATGGCAAACGATTGTAGTTACACACTTATTGTAAAAGGAGAACAGGAAGATGTTCAGGAATTCATTCTCAGAATGAAAAGAAATTATCACGAAGGAAAACATTTCTCTCGTATCTTTGAATGTAATATTGATTATGAAAGAGAAACCGAAGATAACCTTTATATAGCAAAGCTTTTTGGGGAATGTGCTTGGTCTATGTATAGTTGTATGAGAAAAGGTGAACACACTTATTTCTCTGATTTAAAAGACGAAACAGGAAATTTCTGCTGTCTTGAAGATACGTCTAAAGAATTAAATCTTGAGGTTGAGTACATTTCAGAAGAACCTATGATGGGGTTCAAGGAATTCTTCCGTATCAAAAATGGAGATGTCTTAAAAGACGAATGTATCGAATGGCAGGACTCTTTAGAAATGGAGGTAGAAAACTCTTAAGGAGCAAATATGGATAGGAACTATCAGTTAGCGTGGCAAAATCTACTGATAGTTCTTCAGAAAGGATATGACTTGCGTTGTTGGATAGCTCCAATTCCTGAAGAACAAAAAGAAAAAATGATAATCCACGCAAAAGAGTATTTATCAAAAAAGCCTAGTTTGGACGAAGACGAGTCTGAATTAGGCTTTTTTTGATTAACAAATACAAGAACTTTATAACGAGGGTGGTTATGAAAATAAAAATAACTCAAAGGGGAAACGTTTATAAAAAAGTTTCATGGCTCAAACAGAATGAGTTCATTATCTGGACTACTGTTTGTGGAATTTTAGGCACAGCACTCTTAGTAGTTGCTTATATCGTCCATTAGAAAGGAGAAAAAAAATGGAAGAAACAAAAGTTTTGGTTAGAACACGTGGAAACATTAAGTCCACAACAAAAGGTGAATTCACTGTAGATGCTACAGTTGAAATCTCGAACGTTGAAATCACTGGATTATCAAGTGAAGAAATCTCTGCAAAAACAAAGGAATATATGGATAAACTCCTAGAAACCTTAAAAACAGCAGGAGAACAGGCAGGGTTGACATTCGCAAAAAGCGAATAAACCTCAAAAGGCTCTCATATGAGAGACTTTTATTTTAAGTAAAGGAGAATGATATGGATTTATTACTAGAAGAAGTATTCAAATCAGAACGTTGGGTAAAAGCCATCGACTCAGGTGTTTGTAAAGATATGAACAAATCAGACTTAAGAGATTTTTGTTCGCCAAAATTTCGCACTAAGTTGGCAGTAAGTATTGCGTCAGGAAAGTATTTTATTACTCCCCCTCACCAAGCACTTATTCCAAAAGATAATGGTGAGTTCAGAACTGTATATGTAAATGAAAACCGAGATAGAATCCTACTCTCGATTATCAACGATACACTATTTGAATTATGCCCCGAAATGGTACATCGACAGTGTAAGTCATATCAGTCTGGTATTGGATGTGGAAAGGTTGTTACAGAGGTAGCAAGTCTTTCTCTTAAAATGCACCGAAAGGACTTCGGTATCAAGACAGACCTAAGCAAATATTTCGACAGTGTGAAAATTGAGTTTATCGATGCTCAGTTCGACTTAGTTGAAAAAAAATTGGGTAAGTCAGTGATTATTGACGTATTGCGAAAATATTATCACCAAGACTTATGTTTTGATGTAGACGGAAATCTAATCGAGCATTACCAAAGCCTTAAACAAGGTTGTGCGGTGGCTTCTTGGTTAGCAGATGCTCTTCTTTACGATGTAGACAAAAAGATGTCTGAAACTTGCAGGTATTACGTCAGATACTCAGATGACTGTTTAATACTCGACGAACAATGGGAAAGTTGCAGAACAGTCTTTGAACAGATGTTAAACAAAAAAGGTTTAACTCTTAATCCTAAGAAAGTTGAAGTGCTTTACACAGATAAAGCATACAAGTTCTTAGGATTCAGTTTACGTGGAACTGAAATTTCTCTCAGTAAAAGCAGAATTAAAAAGTTTCAGAAAGAAATCGAACGAAGAACCATTAAGTCTAAGAAAAAAGACTGTCTTAGAGATGTAATTTATTACCTCTACTATGGACAGTACTCGTGGGCACGTTCTGTGTTGCCTATTATAACCGTAACAAAAGATATTCAAACCTTGAATGACTATGTTATGGACGCAATTAGAGCATCAAGAACGGGTCGTAAAAAAATTGGCGGACTTGGTTACGAAGTCGGAAAACATGAAGGAGTTATTACTCGAGGAACTGGCAAAAATGTCAGTTCCAATCTTCAGAAAACTGCCAAAGAAATTGTTGGCTACCTAAGTCTGATGTGCATGAGAAATGCATTAAAAACAGATATGGATATGTATGAAACATTAGTAAGGAGTATGTTATGACCCTAAGCGAATTGGTCGAAGCAGGAACAAGTTTCCATATCGACCTGAACAAAAGAACCTGTAAGGTTGGAAAAAAAATTCTTATGGATAAGGAGTGGAATAAAGCACTTGATTTTGAAAAAGACGAAGATATTCTACTCACATTGCAAAAGAAATACGACGAATATCGTGTTTCCACCCCAAGTGAAAGAAGTAGTGCTATCAAAAACACTTACTTCAAGGCTTTAGATTACGATGAATTGTCAGATATCGAATTAATAAAATGGAATGACAGAGAAAGTGCAAGACTCAATCTTGAGCTTTGTATGTTGTATATAGTTTGCCATTATCAATGGCACGAATTATTTAATCCAAGACAGTTTTTCTACAGAGGAAATAACGGTCTTAGAGTTATGAAAAATTGGTTTAAGGAGATGTAATTATGTTAGAAGTAAAATGCCCAGTATGTAACACAAGTTTTGAGGTAGGTTCAGGTGATAAACCTACTATCGATCCAAGAACAGTAAACGGAGTTAGTTATCTAGTTCCAAAGAAAATTTGTTGCAACTCAACCGCAGAAATGTGGGAAAGAGCACAAAAATTAGCTTCATCACGATATGAAGAAGAAAATAACAGGTCGTGGGAAGAAGCTGATAAATACGAACGTGAAGATTACGTTCATTCAGAATTTGAAAAATTAAATAATCAGAAAGGAGATAAAAATATGGTTATGAACAAAAAAGACGCAAGAATGCAGGCATTAAAAGAAATGGGAATTGACGTTGACGCAATGTTCAATTCAGGAATTGACATCAGTAAGTTTATGTCAAAAGAGACAGTTGAAGAAACTAAAAGTTATATTGGTAACAAAAGACTCTTTAAGAGATTTGTTGCAGCACAGTACATCAGACTTTTAGACTGGTACGACGGTCCAAAAGATGACGATAAATGGACTCATAACTTTAATAAGAATTACAGTTATGACTACATTATGGACTTCACAGCAGATAACCTGCATCGTATGTCAAAACTAACCTATGATGTAGAACGTCATATTGAAGAAAACTTCTTCGACAAGAACATTGTCCTTGCCTTAATGGAAGATTATTGTCAAAAGCTAAAAGCTTGGCTTCTTACTTGGCGAACTAAAAAATGTCTTGGAAAAGACTATATCAAGTATCATGGCGAAGATGTGTTTGTAGAACACATCGAAAGGAAAATAATATCACCTCTTAGAGCTATTATTAAAATTGCAATGAAAACTAAAAGTTATGCAGAACTTGAAAAAGTTTTCAGACAGTTTATGAAAAGTCGAACTTACAGAAGACTTCCTAACGACACAAAAAAACCTGACTTCTGGGTTGATGCCTATAAAGGAAGAGGTGCTTTCTTCACAGCACAGAACCTTATTCGCTTCTCAGGAGTAAGAGTAAACAATTCTTCCCTCGAAGATAGTGAAACAGCTCTCTTCGATAAAATGAAAGAGTATAAAGGTGAATACTGGAAACTTCATGGTTGGGTTAAACAACTCATTCGTGATAATCAGTTTGCACTGAAAGATGTAATCAAACAGAAGTAACATACTTCCCCGTGACAACACGGGGGAACACAATAGGAACTTAATATTTAATAAATGGATTGAAACATCATACAGCAGGAGGATTAACTCCCCAGCCACTAGGTTAGGCTGACTCGTTAATCCTCCTGCTTAAATATAGATGAGGAGATGACATCACCGTCATCTCCTCATCTATATAGTATGAATTTCGAATCCATCTATATGAAACTTTTATAGTTAGTTGTCACAAGTTTACGTTGTGTTCAAAAAAGGGGTATTTAATTTATACGGTAAGTGCAAGACATTTAAATTACATGATAACCGTATAATTTGATTCATATGTCTGCACTAACGTAACACATATGGAATCAAATTCTTCGGCTATTCATGTAAATATGAAACTTTTAAAGATATACCCTACCTGCAAACGTCGTATATTCTCTCTGACAGGAACAGAGTTGTAGTACAAGGTAATTTAATTTAACTATCCAGATATATAATAAGCCCCACAGCAGTCTCTGCTGGTATAACTACCAGCACCTACTGCTGTGTTTGCTTCTATTATCTGGATAATATGAAACTATTATAGATATTCCTGCGTAATTACAAAGTACTCAAAGACTGATAGATACAGTCATCACAATTCTCAAGGTTAATTTAATTTAACAAGAGGCGTAACAAGACGTTAGCTCTTCGCTGCAGTGATAACCAGTCTAAGCTAAAGCACGACTGGTGATAACAGCAGCGAAGAGCTTACTACAGGAATAGCTCCTGGCTAATACCTGGAACTCTTCCTGTAGAATCACTACTTACGCCTCTCATATGAAACTTTTATAGAAATATCTACACAAATAACAGAGAGAAATCGAATAGAACAATTCTCATTGCACAAGACAAGCACAATTCACAATAGATCAGGATTTAACTAATAAAACCTCCTGATAAGCGGAACTAATATTCCACTATCAGGAGGAATTATCAGCATCCTGATCTATTAGATGAGACTTTTATAGCAATGTTCCACGCTTGATGAGTGCATTTTTTTTAAGGAGTTACGAAATGGTTAAGAAATATTCGTACACAGAAACATTGGTTCGTATCGTAGAAATCGAAGGAAAAGATGAACACGAAATCGAAGAAAAAGCAATGCGTCTTTATGACGAGGGTAAGATTAAGTTGCAGAGCGGATACGGCTCTAAAGACTTCAAACTCGTTCAAGTAAAAGAAGTTTAACAAAAATAAGTCATCTAAAATGATGACAAGGAGATTAATTATGAATGAAAGAAAAAGAGTCGTGAGTGTCGAAATGAAAATTGAAGTTGAAGACAATATCACAACTTTTGACCTTGAGCAGATGTTGAAAGACATTAATGGAGTGACAGAAATTTATGACAAAACCACCAAAGGCTGGTGGAAAGACATAATGGTTGCTCAAAGAGAAGAACCTATGAGTTCTATGGAAAGCTTTGATTTTGTAAAGGAGGATTAAATGAAATACAAAGAGTACAGAGAATTATCAAAAGAACAAATCTTGGAATTGAAAGGAAAATACCTGTCTGAAAAATGCTATAAAGCAGGTCGTGACGTTTCCATGAGTGAGTTAGCAGATGCAGATTCATTGGTTAGTGATAAAGAGTTATGGGATGAATTCCAGACTACACTATTCACTGACGACGATTTCTCCTGCTCATCAGGAGGTGCTGATGTCTAGATATTCGCTCTACGGTTGTAGAGCAAACTATGAAAACTGTGCAGGATTTTGCGACCTTCATAAGTGCTATATGACCGTAAAGCAAATCAAACGAAAGGAGTGCTTAGGAAAACAATGTAGACATCTTCATAAATTAGACCACTATTGGTGGACTTGGCGAGAAAATAAAAAACTCTTAAAAAAGGGATTAGGTATAGATGAAATACGTAGTAAAAATTCTAACGAAGAAGGATGGAATAACGCTTTACAGGTTCGAGACGAACAGTTACAGGACAGCAATATTAAATAGCGTTTTCTGGTACGGTGAAAATTACAGAGAACATAAAGCACATCTCTGGATTTATAACAATAAACTACAAAAAGTAGTAAGGGATTCGGCAATATGACAAGACAAAAATTATGGGAATGCACAGGTTCTCACGAAATGATTAAGGATTGTATTGAGCCTGAATTAAAAACGGAATTCACAGAAACCGAAGCTTTGACAGATTTAGTCTACGAACTGTTTAAAGACTGGACTTCTGATGAAATAAGAGAAGATACACAGTCTATTTTATCTTTCTTTTCGGAAGAATTAAAAGGACTTGCATCGAAATTGGTCGGGTTATGGTTATGTGGTGTAAAAATATCACCAGAAGATTTCTATAACAGTTATTTGAAAGACAGAGATTTCGCTGAGGAGTTTAACGAATCAGAAAGAATTGAGTCTAACTATCAGAATATGGTAGCAAAGGAAAGTTACCTATGGTAAAAGAGAGGCTATTTCTAGCCTCTCAGAAAAGTAATAAGGGATGGATACCTGATTACCCTAAGCAAGTTAAAGGTATCTGTTCCAAGACGTTAAGTCAAGGAGATTTTTATTATTATGGAACAGAAAGAATTATCTGTATGTATTAGTCGTGGAAACATCAAAATGAGAAGTATACCTTCAATATCTTTACCTGCAATTAAAACCTGCAGACCAAACTGTCCTTGTGCGAAGCTTTGTTATGCAAAAAAGATAACAAAACTTCGCCGTACTGTAATGGCAAGTTATGAACGTAACTTAAAAATTCTTACCGAAAAACCTGATGTTTTCTGGAAAACTATTGAACTTGAATTAATGACAAGCTCAGTTTTCAGATTCTTTGTCAGTGGCGATATTCCTTCAGAAGAATTTCTTGCAAAAGAAATAGAAATTATCTCTAAATATCCAAAGTGTCAGATTTTCCAGTTCACCAAACGGTATGAATGGGTAAATAGTTACATCGAGAAAGGCAATAAACTGCCTGAGAACTTACATCTGATATTTAGTGCTTGGAAAGGATTGCAAATGAGCAATCCTTTTTCTTTGCCTGAATGTCACATTATCTACAAGGACGGAACGACTACAGCTCACGATGGTCAGATTTATTACTGCTCTGGAAATTGTACAGAATGTTTTGTTGAGAATAAAAACTGTTTCAACCTTAAAAAGGGTGACCAGATTTTAATTAAACAACACTAAAACATATGCCCACTGCGGTGGACAAGGAGATTTTTATGAATATTCTAGGATTAGAAAATGAACATCATTCTATGGACGTTCTTAATAAAGAACAGATTAAAACCCTTGAAGATGCATTACATCTTATGTGTCGCAAACTAAGTATTTCTGAAATTGATTATGAAAAAGGTCTTATCACTCTTGGTTATTTATATAACGAAGGGTCTAAAAATCAATTTGTGCAATACGACTTTATGAAAGTAAATGTTGCTGCTGAATCAATCCCCTGCTTATTCTGGGAAGTGACAAATGCAGTTTTTCACAAATGTGTATAAGGAGGTCAATCATTGAAAACTTACACTTATGAAGCTACCTACACTGTTTCTACAGTTGTAGAAGTAGAAGCAGAAAACGAAGAAAAGGCTCAGGAAGAAGCCTTGAATGAAGTTGCCGATATGCCAATCGGTGACTTAAAAGAATGGAGTTCTGAAGCTGAGTTACAAAAGGTTACAGAACGTTGTGACTATTGTTACCAACAGTTTGATGTAGATATCGAACCGTTGGTAGATTATGACGGAGGTCGTTACTGTCCTGACTGCAAAGATGAGTTAGAACACGCTGACGATTAAAAAAATATTGGGGAGTTTACACTTCCCTTTCTAAGGAGATTAATATGGGATTAAAAGCAAAAGAAGCAGCAGCAATTATCGTTGCTTTAGAACAAAGTGGATATAGCAATTTATCTAAATTGTTTCTTGATTATTACAACAGTCAGGAATCTTATTTTGCAACAGCACAGTGGCATAAAGATGATGTTGAACAAGCCTTTAAAGATAATGGATTCTCCCCTACTGAGCAGAATATTGATGAGGTACTGGATTTAATTGATGAAGATGAACTTCGTGGAGATATGATTGAAACAGGTTGGGACTACATTAACAGAAAAGTAACAGAATACATTGACAACCAACAGGAGGGTTAAATATGACTGAAAAAGAATTTATTAAAATCGCTACCGAAGACACATTTGAATCAGCCTTATCTCAGATGGAGTCTGATTACCTATGGACAACAGAAGAATTGGAACAATTAGTAAGAGACCAAGTTGGGCACGACAATCACTTTGCACTATATCTTCTTAATTGCATATGGAATAACACTTCGCTATCAGATTATTGGTACTACGATGTAACTGCAGGACTTTGTTGTGAACTTGTCCCAATCACAAGTGTACAGGATGTTTCCAAATTTATCGGATTTGAGGAGGAATAATATGGTTAGTTACAAAAACTTAGAATTAATAAGCAATTTCTTAGGCGGGGAATACGTCTCGAAAAATATAACAATTTCATTCAATCAAGCTTCAAGTGCAAGTGCAGGTTTTTGAAGTTTCGCTCTTGGAGGTTATGACGACGGATATACATTCTATTACAAAGAGGTGGCTATATTAAAGGTTAATTTTGATACAGAAAGTTTTGTATGGATAAACAAAAACCCAGAAAATACCAAGCTTAATTGTTCAAAAATTAAGAGTATTTTAAGAATTAAAAATTATACGGAGGTAAAGGAGTAATTATGAATTTTCACAAACTTACACAAGAACAGAAAACAGAACTGATTGGTCAGATTATTGATATCTTTGAAGATGACCTGCAGGAAAGAATTCAATTGAAATCAGAAACAATTAAAGGTGATGCTTTCGCTCACATAAGATTGCACAAAGAAGATAAAGATTGCTCTGGTGTTTTTTATGGTGGTAATTTTTACGATAAAATTGCAGTTAAAATAGAAGAAACTTTTAAAAATTGGTTATAAGGAGTTTTGTATGATAACAAGTGGAGAAACAATGGAAGAATTGAGAACAATGGAAGCAATTCAGCAGATGTCAAGAAATCAACTTGAGTTGAGAGATTTCTTTGCTGCAATGGCTATGACAGGAATAGTCGCAAGTAAGTCATTAATAGTAAGCGATAAGACTTTATTATCTATTTCTGCATACGAAATAGCAGATGAAATGCTTAAAGCAAGAAAAGGAGAATAATTATGAAAATAAGAGTGATTGTTAATTGTTATGTAAGCACAATGGTTGAAAGAGAAGTTCCTGATGATTGGAAATGTACTCAGGATGAACTTGATAATATTGCATTTTCAGATGATGTTAAATCAAATTTGTATGATAACTTTGATGACTGTTTAACAAATCGTGAAGTCGTTTTAGTAGAAAACGACAATGAAGTTATATACGAGGGGTAAATTATGAAATTGACTTGTAAAGAATTAAGAGAAATGATGTTACACGAATGGCAGAGATTTACAACTTACACTGTAAAGGAAGTTGAATCTTATATCAGACATAATTACGAAAGTTCTGACTATGCAGTAAAGAAATTAGCAAGAGAATTTGCAGGGAGATAAGTCAATGAAAGGATATATTACAAAGTATTACAACGACTCAAATTGTTGTTATTACACTAAATGTTTTAAAACAAAAAGAGAAGCCAGTAAAAAATGGGATGCAAAAAAAAAAATTGAAGTAATAGTTACAAATTGGGAAGATATATATTTTGGAGCTAACTTTAAGGGTTGGTGTACAAATAATATAATAGAAACTTTTTCCAAATAAAAAAAAATATAAGGAGATAAGTATGACAATTACAAAAGAACAGATTATTACTCAGGTTAATGAACTTAAAAAATTAATGGACGGTTGCGACACTCTTGAAGAAGCGAGAAGAAGAAGCAAGAAGTTTCAACTTACTCTTGAATGTGGTGGTGCACATTTAGACGGTGATTCAATCTGGTATGACAGAGATATTACAGATAATGAAATCGAATGGTTCAGAGTTGAAGCTTACAAAAATCTTGGTTACATCTACTTCTTCAAAGACGGAATGATAATGTTTGATGTATGGGACATTGATGATAACGAGGGTGATCCAATTATGGAAGATGTAACACTCGAAACGTTAGACGAACATATTAAATTAGGATATTAAGGAGATAAGTATGGTAACAATTATTATTAAACACGAGAACGGACAATATAACGAATACAAAGACGTTGTGGCATTTGATTTTTATGATAAAGAATACTGTGAATATGTTGCAGAGAGAAAATTATCAAACGAAGAATTAAATGATATTGAAAACAGAATGAATCACTGTGAAGAAATAACTTCCGAAGCTGTTACTCAGACAGTTGAAGATGTGATTAATGGGAGATAAATATGGAATTAAGAGAACTTCTAAACTACATTGAGTTTGACGTTTATAAAACAAAAGATAAAAACGGAAAGGAAATTCTGAAATTGCACGACTGCCAGGAGGTAAATCTTGGCAATATTTGTGATGAGGAATTTGAAATTTCACAAAATGGAATTATCGGAATCATAGATCGCTGCGAAATTTATTGGAATGACTATGTTATCACACCTCTCTGCGAAGACTTAAATATTAATGACACTTTGTCGTACAGCGATGTGTACGCCAAAGTAAAAGAAAAATATAAAGACGATTCTGAGAAAATTACTGTTCTTTACTGGCTCATTAACCCAGATAAAGTAGAGCTTGGAAATATTCCAACTAAGGAGGAATTATAATGGAAGAAGAATTAAAGAAAGATAAGCGCAATTATTACTTAAAGAATCTCAGAGTTCTTTATGATAAAATCTCTACCCCGAATCCAGATTGCATCTATGCTCTCTCTTTAAGAGAGAAAGTAATGTTAATTACTGCGATAAAAGAATTAAAAAACAAATTTTTTGACAGCTCAGATTGCACCAACTTAATTGAGACTATGGACAGCCGTTACAAAACCAGAAAGAAAGTGCTAAAACGTTTTATTAAAAATCAGGAGGATTAAGATGTCACACATTTATATTATCAATTATACATACTACGACCCTCCAAGAGAAGATTGTAGTGGTTATTACGAAAAAGAAACCTCTTACACTTCTCTATTCAAAGCAAAAAAAGCATTTAAGTGGGCATTAAAAACATATGCTGACGAACCTGTTGGTATCTCTACAAACTTTATAAAGTACAAAAGATTCATATGGCATATTCTTGTAGATGGCAAAATTTTTGAAGCCTGTAATACAAAGAAAGAAGCTGTAAGGATTCTAAAGGAATTAAAACAATTTAATAAGCATATTCCAAAAGATTATGAAAAATCTATAAAAATTAAAAAACACAAGATTGTGGAAATCGGTTAAGGGGCTAAAAAAAGTCCCTTAATTATTTAACAAGGAGAATAATTATGACAGTTTACAAATTAGTGAAAATCAAAAAAGACGGAAATACTTACCCTTTATTTATTGATAAGAACAAACCTTTTAGATTTGGTGAATGGATGAAAGCTGAATACCACCCAACAAAAGGGTTTGCACCGAGAAGTATCAATGGGTTTGAAAACAACCCAACAGGGGGATGGCACTGCACTTTCCAGACTGTTGCTTTCCACTTGTCAGAGCAATTAAAAACAGGTGAAAGAAGAGTTTGGATTGAATGTGAAGCAAAAGGTATGACAAAAACTTACAAAAGAAGCTTACTGCAGGGTGGCGATTGGATTTTAGTTGAATACCTTAAACCTTTGCGTATAGTCCCTGAAGATGAAGTAAAGAAACAGCAAGAAGATTTTATGAGAAAAAATAATTTTTACGTTTCTTAGAGTGCCATTTATTGACACTTTGAGTAAATATAATAAGTGTAGTATAGTTAAGTAAGGAGATATGATTATGGGAAGAAAAGTTAAATGTATTGGAAAATGTAACTTTGAAGACGAATTTGCGGACAAATTCTATTCAAGAAATGAGCAGGAGTCTATTTCAGAGATTGCAGCGTATAACATTCATGTCTTTGATGATGTTAGTGTTGACGAGATAAATAACAGGGCAAATCACTGGGAAAATGACAGAGAATATAATGAATACGATTATTATGACAGGAGGGATCGCTAATGCTAACTAAAGAAACTTATGTAAAGTATCATAATACAGACGATTATCTTTTGAGAACACTAGATAAAAACAGTAGTCTGTATGAATATCTGAAAAGACAAAAAAAAGAAAAGGAAGCAGAGAAATTTAGAAATCGCTTTTCTAAATTTAAGATTAAAGAAAAAGCTCCTCCTGTAAATAAGTTTACAGAAGAATATATCTACGGAGTTCTTGAAGAATGTAGAAATAGACCAAGTGAAGAAAATAGAAAAAGATACGGTCATAACACAGTAACGTATGATGATGTATATCAGGATATTCTTTACAACAAGAAAGAATTAGACTGGGATGTTTATTATAGAAAAACTTCCAAAAGTTATAATTTTCACGTTAATGCACAAAGACTTTTATGGATGACATCAAGCATTTGGCTTCCTGCTTTAATAGGAACTCTTTACAACGGAATTGAGATTCCTCCGAGAGCAGACGGTCTTACAGTACTTATTGCTATATTGTGCCCTGGTTTTCTAGGGGTTTTAGCAGCTCATTTATTTACGCTTGGACTTATCACTCCAGTCTCATTATTCTTAGGAGCAGTAGTTGCACCAAAGGCTGTGAAATTTCTATATGACCCTAGAGTTGTTGATGATGAATCAGACACTCTTACAACAGCGGCTATTGCAACTGGTTATATGTTAGGAAAAAGAAAGAGGAGATAATTATGACATACAACTCTGAAAAATATGCAAATGCTCTTAGAGAGTATACTAAAAGAAAGACCGAATGCTTTATTGTTCTTCCTCTTACAAAATATGGAAGAATAATAACAAGGCAGGAAGTTCAGACTAAAGGCTCTGAGAATGAGTGTTATTTCACCTTCGAAGATATATTAGAAGTTTGTGAGAAACATAATTGCAAACAGGTAATAGTATCTCACAATCACCCAACAGATACTGCAACCCCATCTCTTATTGATAACGGTCTTACAATAGAATTAAGGCATTACTTGAAAGATAATGGGATAATATTACTCGACCATATCATCGTCTCTAAAACAGGTTTTTACTCTTATAAAGATGATGATAGAATGAGAGATAGACCTACTCTTGTATTAACCAGAAGAGTCTGTTAAATTAAATTAGATATTCGTGATGGTAGATGGCTATATAATAACAATAGCACAATTCGTCGTGGGGGACACCGTTCTATCTAGTTTATCTAGTAAAAAAAATAGAAGCCTATAAACTGCTGTCACTTTATCATAAACATCAGCCCTGTGCCAAACGGCACAGGGCTTCTTTTTTTAACCTATCTAATTAAAAACCCTTATTTTTTACATCTCTTCCCTCAAAGTGTTACACAAATCGCTTATTTTATGTTGTTTTTGTATTGCAATTTACAACAACCTGTGTTATATATAATTATACAGTTGCAATACAAATGCAACACAGAAAGAGGTATAAATGTTAAATCTAAGAAATGACATCAAGCTCACAGAAGAAGCAACAGAAGCCTTGCAGCGTATTCATGCACAGATTAGAGATTTGCTCATTGAAGAAGAACAGGTTTACAAACAGTGTCTTGAAAGCAATCGTGAAATCTACTTAACAAAAGAAGAAACCGCAAAGCTTCTAAGAATCGAAGATGGCAAACTTCCAAGAGACTTGGAAAGAACAAAAGTTAGAAAGCAATGGCTTTTTAATAAAAAAACAGTGTTGGACTATTTGGATAGTCACACACATCGTAACAAACCAGCACGCTAACCGAGTTTAATCGGTAGTAGATATTAATTTAATCATAAGAGGTATTTTTATGAATGTTTACGAAAAGTTAAACAAAGCAAGAATTCAGTTCCAGACAATGAATGTTAAGAAGTCAGGAAAGAACAATTACGCAGGTTACACTTATTACGAACTTGCGGACATTCTTCCGACAGTTAACAAAATTGCAGACGAATTAAAATTTACTTGCTCAGTAAGTTTTGGAACTGAAATCGCACAGTTAGATTTTATCGACATGGAAAAGCCAGAAGATAAAATCTCTTTCACTTCTCCTATGTCTGAAGCATCTCTAAAAGGCTGTCATATGGTACAGAATTTAGGTGCTGTACAGACATATATTAAGCGTTACCTGTATCAAAACTGTTTTGAAATTGTAGAAGCTGATGCATTGGATTCTACAATGAACCCTAATGAAAAAGCACCTGCCAACAACCCTTCAACTTCGTCAGCAAGTGCCAGTGATCTCGCAAATCTTACAGCAACAGTACAGAACTACATCAAGACTGGTTTGCTTGTTGGTGAATTAGCTACAAGAGCACAAGAACACATCAGTAAGCATAACATCGACGGTCTCAAAAAGACAATACAGTACGCAGAAAGTTTAAAGAAATAGGAAAAGATATATGAAAGATATTAACTCAGTAGTTTTAAGTGGTCGCATCACAGCAGATGCTCAGGCAAAAACATTCCCTAATGGCGGATGCATTATTTCATTCTCAATTGCAACAAACACCTCAACAAAAAAAGGTGAACAGTGGGAAGATTACCCTAACTTCTTTGAAGTTAAATACAGCTGTAAAAAACCAGATTTTGCTATGCGTCTTACAAAAGGTACAGCAATTACAGTTCAGGGAATCCTTACACAGGAACGTTGGGAAAAGGACGGTCAGAAAAACAGCCGTGTGGTTGTAAAAGCTGACTCTCTTAAAATTGAGTTCAAAAATTCTGGAGAAGGATACACACCCAGCGAAGGTTACGGAACATCAATTGACGGAAACAGCTCAGATGAGTTCCATAGCGATATCCCATTCTAATCCAGTGGATATTCTGGTAAATGCTTTTGGAGGCAAAGTCCTCTAATCACAGAGCAGGGACTCACACCCCTGCTCTTCTTTTAAGGGAAGAAAATTATGGAAGAAACAAAAAAAGAATTTAATAAGTCTGGACTTACTATGCTTCTCATTCAGTGCGTAGTAAGAGCAATAAAAGAAAACGATGAAGAGTTTTTTAACTCGGAGGTTGGTGATATTTATGTAAGTTTAGTTGAAGAATCAACTGGAATTACAGTAAAACAGATGTGCAAATGGCTTAAAGAGCAGACTCAAAGCCTGGCAGAATGCACAGAGCTTATCACAGATTCAGAAAGTCTTACTGCGAAACAACTTGCAGAAAAATACAAACATTCAGTAAGTTCTATCAATTCCTTTCTGAGATACAGAAATCTCAAACCTAAAGCTGCGGTCCGATCGAAAGACGGAAGCTCTAAAGAAATTATCGAAAAAATCAAAGCTTTTAACGGAGAGTTAACAACATCAGAACTCGCCTCAAAACTAGGACTCTCCATAAAGAAAGTATATAACCTTTGTTACAAATATAAACTTCCATATAAAAGAATAAAGTAAATGGACAATATTTCTATAATCCGAGAGGTTCTCTCGGATGGAAGTAAATCATTAAAGCAAATCTCAACTACACTTAACCTCTCTCTTAAACAGACACAGGCTCTTATTGATTCTGTCTCTGGAGACTTGCCTATATACGAGTTTAATGAAGATTTTGGGAAACGAGTTGTTAGATTTGCATTACTTGAAAAAAAATAAAACAAAAACGGTGGTAGCATAATGAAGATAGTCGCAATGATTAAATATCAAAAACCATCTTGTGCTCATATTGATATCGAAAGATATAAATCAAAACAAGAAGCTGAATATGAACTTTTATTCAAAGTTAGAAAATGTTCACAATGTGGTTGTGATAGAGTTGTAATAAAAATGGAGAGAGATAAATGACAGAAGAATAAGAAAAGATTGCGTTTGAACAATATATCAAAGATTGGGGTAACGAATACAAAGGATTAAGTAAAAGTGCTTTATGGCAGGTTTATCGTTCTATGGATTTAGATAATAGGCTTGAGTTCTACAAAGAAGCAATAACGATATTGGAGAAATAAAATGACTAAAGAATTATTAAAAGAACGTTACTACATACTTATCTTTAACAAAGGCGTACTATTATTAGGTATTCCAACAGGAGTAAAAGAGTATTATTACGAAACATTAAAAGAAGCAATTTCATATCGAGATAAAGCTTTTAATGATTATGAAGAAGAAATCAATGCTGGACTTTTATACATAAGCCCAGTTTTAAGGGGATATGAGTAATGACTAGAGAAGAAATAAAAGAATATTACAAAGTAATTAATGTAAACAAAGTAAATGAAGATATCACTAAAATTGATTTATATCACGCAGAAGGTGACAATAATCGTCACGTATGCTTACTCTTTGCTTTCAATAAACTTTATTACACAGGTGATATGGGAACATTTGTATTCGGGAACTTTGTCCATAATATTAGAAAATTCTTCAAAGGTTCTGAAATACTTCCTTCTTACTGGCTAGAGAAATGCGAAGCTTCCAGCTCTCCATTGATAGAGCAAAGAGTTCCAGAAGAAAAAGCTCGTAAAGAATTAAGAGATTTTCTACAAGAAAATTATGAAGAGTTTTTCGTTGATAGAAGATTAAGTGATTACACAGAAGATGTAAAGGATTTAATCGAAGATTGCTTTATGGAATGGAACGAAGAACCTTCTACTGCATTCAGTTTAATTTTCGACCTGTTTACAGAGCTTCAGGTTGAACACGATTTCGAAGATGTCGGTTACATTATCAGCAGATGTCAGGATTACTCTCCTAGATACATCTATGCTTGTAATGTTATTCAATGGATTGAAAACGAATATATGGAGATATAGATGAAGATTTTTCTGGCATCACTTGCAATGAGCATTAGCGGTTTTGAGTGTGCACTACATTTTATTAAAAATGTAAGGTTAAGAAGATTTTTTCAGGGGTTTCTTCTCGGCATTCAGGTTTTCAGTATCATTATATATGTCTATTTGGAGAAGGTCTGTTTATGAAATCAATTATTTTAAAATGGCATTCTCCTGAAGAAAAACCAGAGGTGTGCAAACCTATTTTAATGATTGTGTTCAACTGCGAATACGTCAGTGGTTATTATATGGGAAATGACCAATGGGATTCGGTAGGCATAGCATTCTACGAAACTTCTTACATTACAAAATGGACCTATCTTCCAGAGATTAAATCACAAGGAGATTAATATGAGTATTTCATCGTATTTTGATTGGCAGAGAGAATTTCAATTAGATAATAGCAGGCTTCCTTATAACGACGAAATTTATAAAAAAGGTTATTCAGACGGACTAAATGCAGCGTCTTCAAAAAAACTATTAATAGAAGCAATCCGATTATTTTTTTCTCAAGAATACACTGGAGATTTAGAAGAATATATCTTTAAACCTAGTGAAAACAAAAGGTTTCATAAAGACATGATGTTTCCAGATGCTCCAGAAGAATGTTTAAAAGTCTGTACCGCTTGGAACTCTTTATGCGAATTATTTGACCATCAAGAAGAGAAAATGGAAGTTGGATATTTTATTAATTACAACAAAGGAAAGACTTATGTGTGCTGTGACCCCAGATACCAGGAGGAACAACACAGAAAAAAAGATGGTGACTTCTGGATTATAGATTAGATAAACAAAAATAAGTCTTGTAATATTTTTTTTAGGGGTATATATGTCAGATGTAGAAGAAATAGCAATCTTAAAAGACCAGATAGAAGAATTAGACAAACAAAACGGTGAACTTAAATTCCAAAATGCCGATTTAGGATATTACGTTAAAACTTTAAAAGAGGATAACGAAAAATTAAAAAGAGAATTAAATAATTATGCAAATGTAATTAAT